TTTTGCGTATGTAAATATATATATATCCTTTCTGGCTTTAGACACAGACACACATGCACAGAGATAATAAAATCAGATACTTACAAAACAGCAAAAAAAAACACACGAAAAAAATAAAATAAAGTACAACAATTTTGACTAAAAAGCAGTGTTACATTTTGCAAAAAAAACACCGGATATTATAAAAATAAAACAAAAAATTTTCAAAATTGTTTCAAAAATTTAGAATATAGTTTCTTTTATTTTCTATTTAGTTGTAGAAAAACATGTAAAAAAACTGCTTTTATTTATTTTAGTTGTTGTTTTAAAATTTTTAATGTAGAAATTTCACATGAAAAGAGGAGAAATTATACATGCAAAACGAAAATTCTGAAATTTTTATCAAGAAACCCAAGAGAGAAATAAAAAAAAAATCGCAAGGAAAATTGTACAAAAAACTACCAAGAACAATATATATACACCAACATTTGCACAACTTAGTTCAGGAAAATAGAATCAATTTGACTAAATTTATTGAAATTAAATTAGTAGAATTTTTTCGATCGAAAGGAATGCTTCACTATAATTTGCCAAAAAGAATGAATGATCGCTTAGAGTTTTTCCACGAGTTTAAACAATTTGATTTTCAAGATGAACCTGAAAGTAGTTATGATGATATCGATTGAAAAATATAAAAGGAAAAAAGTAATAGCACACATACATCCTACATTGTTTTATGAAATTAAAGATAAAGCATTTGATTTAGATAAGTTTCTAGAAGAAAAACTAATCGAACATTTTAGAGCTACAGGAGCAATACCTTTTCATTTGGGTACTAGGCCATATGTTGATCTTAAATTTTATTCATTTGAAGAACCAACATATTTTCCACCGAGAAACGAAAAAGACTGGTAACAAAAAAGCTAGAAAATCTAAGAAAAAAAGCTAGAAAATCTATTGATCTTCTAGCTTGATTTAGAGTAAATTTTCTAAATAAAGAATGAAACGCACTATAATATTATATTTTAAAAAGGTAAAGGTTCATTATCTATTTCTTCGTATTTTGTTTTCTTCTTAATCGGTTCTGGTTCAGGCATGTTTACTGAAAATATTGTAGCATAATCTATTCCTACAGCATTATGAACAGCGTAAGAACCGAATCTAACACGTTCATATTTTCCATTACGAGAAAGTCTAATAAGAGATTTCTTCCAATTAGAAGCCCATTTTGTACCTTTTAGAATGTCTTTTATACCTGTATGAGTGTTTGATATGTAGACCTTTCCTTTTTCTTTTGAGTAGTAAATACCATATGATTTAAGCGGTGCAATAGCTTCTGGCATATTAATAAACTCACTGATAGTCATGGTAACTCTATTCTCCGAGTAGTAGCCAGCGATGTTTAGAGTTATTAGGCTTGTGAGAATAGTATCAAGTAACTCGTATTCATCTGGTATTTCATCTGTGTCTTTTTCTTCTTTTAGTTCGTTAAATTTAAGTTTGTTCAGAAGATTTTCAGCCTCTTCTTTTGTTATTGCTTTTCCGCACATCATTACATGATAACCAGCCAGCAACATGCCTTGTTGTTGACCAAAGCGTTGGTCTGCTATTTCTGCAATCAAAGGTTGCAAAATATCAAAGCTTTTCATGACTTCTGGCAAGTGATTAAACATGTGACTAAATAAACGCTCACCAGCATCTTGTTTAATCTTGTATATTATTTTTTTAAGGTCTTGCCATTGTTTTGAATCGTTTGGTTTTTCTAAATCAATTACCGTAAATCTAGATTTGTCAGAATCGTTTTCAAGAGAAACTCTAATAGATGATAGCAGCACACTAAATATCAACCTGTACTCAATTACACCACCTTGCTGAGTACCTTTAGTGATCTTACCACCGTCACCCGAGTAAGCTTGTCGAATCATTTGCAGCACATTGTTGTTTTTTTTAAATGAATCAGAGTTTTCAACTTCAAATTCATCTATAATGACAGGGATTGCATCGCTATCAACAGAACATCTAAGACCAGCTTCGGTTGTTCCGGAGCCAGTCATTTTTTTGTAGCTAGAAAAATCCCCAAGAAGCGGTTGGCAAAAGTTTTCAAGGATAGTTGATTTACCAGTCCCCCTACCACCAGTAACCCAAATGTTAGGTCTAACTGGAAGCGCACCACACACTCGTGCAAGCGCAAGCCAACCAAGGAGAAAATATTTTGAATGTTCATATTTAAAAGAAAGCAAATCCACTACATTTTGAATCAGTTCTCTGTCTGTATTCTTTAGCTTTAGATCAAGTATATCATCGTTAATATGAGTATCTGATTTGATGTAGATATATTTTGATTTCACATTTGAAAGAGAAACCCTTACACCGTCAATAAAAAGATACTTTCCTGTATTCATTATAAACCGATTTTCATCTTGCCAAACACCTGTTCCACGCTGTCTGGAAATATTGTAGTAAGGTATCAGGTTGCTTTTTTCAATAAGGTCAGACTTAGCGCGTTGCCAGTCTGTTTGCTTTCCGTCAGAATAGATACTATCCCAATAATCTAGATTAGCAATTTTTAGAAGTTCCTCTATTTTAAAAGAAGATGTTCTAATAATCATTCGAGAATAGTTGTTGATAAAATAATAATATCCGTTTTTAGAACCGCCAAGGATTGTGAAACCTTGATCTACTATTTCAGTGTGTGATAATTGTTGTGCGATTACCTCTAGGCCTTCAGCGATATGAAGATCATTAAAGTCAGTTTGTTTTGTTTTTCTATCCTGAAACACAGGGAAAATAGGAGCAGTACATGTTATTTTTGATGCCTCTTCTGCTGCTTTGTTTCCAGCACGTTCTTTTGTCTCAAAATCATCATCACCACAAATAACTATTTTTGCTTTTGGGTACTTTAATCTAAATATCTTTGTAACTGTAGACATATTGTTAGCAAAAAAACATATAACTACAGGCGTGTTTGTCGCTTGATAAATACTAGCAGCGGTTGAGAAACCTTCAGCCATATAAAACACTTCTGTATTTTCTGTGATGTTTCCAATAACATGATAAGTTTCTTTTACCTCTTGACCAAAAAGAAGTTTTTTTGAACCATCTTCATAGATTCTTTGTAGCCCAACTAAGTTATCGTCTTTGTACATCGGGATAGCGATATAACTACTAAATATATCGTTTATTAAAAATACGTTATAAGTTCCTTTTATTTTTTTTCTTACGACATAAGGAAAATTTGAGATATCAGGAATAGCAGTATCCAGAAGTTTCTTTGCGTTTTTCTGTGCTTCGATTCGATTTAATGCTTCTTGTTTTCTTTTTTTTTCAAAAAGTTCGTCAAGGTGAATATTAAATGTTTTTTTGTCTGAATTACTTAAAGGATGTTTTGGTTGGAATTTTAAAATTTTTCCTTCACGCCAATCACCACACGAAAAAACATATAATGATTTACCTTTTTCATTGTGTATTATTTTTCCAACGTACCAGCGTCTTTTTTTCTCTCCAAATCTGTGTACGTTTCCGTCAAGGATTAAATCGGTAGGAATATCTGTGAAATCGTTATTGTGGCAAAATTCTTTTATATCTAAAATTGACATTTATTTTCTCCCTAGAAAAGAAAATCACCATTAAATAACTAATAAAGTTTCTAGGCATTTATCAATTATATAAGGTGATTCAATCGATCATAAACATCATTTACAGAATTAGCAAGTATATAAATACCCCCAAAGCTTAATATCATTAATTCAAAGTTTTTTTGTTCAGTTGTCTGTTTTGCTTTGCCTGTTTTAACTTCAATTGCTAAAAAAGTACCACCTTTTATGATTCCTAAAATATCAGCAGAACCTTTTAAGCCGAAAGAAACAAAGCGATTTTGTATCTTAATAGAACCAGTATTATTTTGCCACACTCGAATATTTTTACTTGAACCGATAGCGATTATAATTTGTTTTACAAGTAGGTTGTGGTCTTGAGATGTTGCCATTTTTCACCAAATAATAAATATTGAGTTAAATAATTTAAATAGATTTATTAATCCGTACACTGCGATATGTAATGTAAATAAAATACCAATTGTAAATATAAAGATTGTAAGTAAATTTATGATTAATTTCATTCTAAACCCTACCTTTATCAATATCTTCTAATACATTATTTTTAACATCTAATAATGCAGATGATATAAATTCCTTTTTCATATTTATAGGCATAGGTACTGATTTTTTATTATGTATCAAATCACTATTAAAACAATAAATCATATTTAAAAGCAAAGCTTCTATAAGTTTTAATGATTCAAATTGTGTTGATAGAACGATATTTTTCATATCAGCATTTGCAGATATCTTTGAAAGTTCTTTTGCAATATCTGTGTATTTTTCTTCAAAAGCATAGTTGATTATAGTTTTATTATTTTCCATTTTTATTCTTCTTTCAGTTTAAATTTATATTGAAACTCTCTTAATTTACAGCAAGTTTTCCAGTTAAAAACATCTCTTTTAAATTTTTCATAAATAACTCCATTATGACATATACCGTCTATTTTTAAAGTAATAAACTCGATAGGTACAACTTCTTCTTCGATACAATTTACGTAGACTTCGTTTAGTTTAATCATGTTATCTTTTTCCGATTTAAATTTACAATAGTCACTGCAAAACCACCTTGGCGCACCTTCATGATATAAATCAACCAGCCACATCGGTGGAAATGTTTTAGGTTTGCAATCGTATTTTATATCACAAACGTAACATGTGTATCTAACTATTTTATCCAACCGTGTTTCCTTTTTTTATTTGTCGTTTGTTATTTTTCATTTTTATTCTTCTTTCTTTTTTTTATGCATTAATTTTACTTCTTTTGTTACAGTTTTCACTATATATTGTTCTAATAATCCACCGCTATATTTATTTTCTGTTTTACAAAATAAACAAGTAAATAAATAATTGTAGTAATTACCATCTATTTCTTGTTTTAATTCCCATCCTTCAAATTCAAATTCTGCATTGCATTTATAATGTTTGCATTTCAAATGATAAATTTCACCGTTTAAATCCTGTCCTTTAAGTATTTTCATTTCTTTCCTTATAGCATTTGGGACAAATTATTTTACCGCCAATTCCGTAAAAATGATTTGTAACTTTACGACTACAATCATTACACTCGAAATTAACATATCTAGAAATATCACCATTTTTATAAACCTTCAGATATGTACCACATACAGAATCAAAGCACATCATTTCTAAAAATTCTTCATCTCTTTTAATTTTAATGTCTGAATGCAGATAACTACACTTAGGACAATAAAAGTCTGGTATAACTTTGTTTGGATATCTATCATACAAAGCATTTAACGCCGCTTCGTTACACTCTTGACAAAGTGTTTGACCATGATAACCTTGTAATTGTTTTGTTGGGTACTTTCCAACCATGTATTGACTAGTTGTGAAATGCCAGAAATAATCTTTCAATTCACCTTCACACACGCTGCATTTTTTAAATTCAATTGCTTCACTCATCTGTAATCTTCATCCTTATCAAAATTATCACAAATACTATATCGGAAACATAATGTATTTCTGTTTCAAATTTACAGATAGATTCTCGATCATCGATAGGCGTACTGTATTTACAAGTCTCACAACAATTACACTCTTTTAAATTAACTTTCTTTTTCCATTCTTTTTCTTTTTCGTATTCATTCATTTAATAAACTCTATTTTGTTAATGTTTCGTTTATTATTCTATCTTTCAAAATATCAATAAGACCTAGTATTTTAAGAGAATCACCGTTTGTCGTATTTAATACACGTTTTTCGTCTAGTAAAACGATACAAGCAAAATCGATATCGAAGTTAACAGCTATTTTTCTCGCCTCATGTATACATTCAGTAACTTTATTTATAGCTTCTATTTTAACTGAATCTTCTATAATATTACTCATTCGCATTGCTCCAAAGTTTCAGGTGGAGTAAATTCTCTCCACATTGATTTAAAATCAACGTTTAAGTCTGTTCTAACACCACCACCTCCTAAATTATCTACCGTAAAAAGTACATGATGAAAGTCTATTATCATAGAATAGAAGTGCTCCGAGTGGTTATTTGAAACCATTCGTTTACCTTGCATCATCAAATCAATCGCTTGGCCTATCGTCAAATTAAATTCGCTCATTTATTTCCTCATCCTTATAAAAATTATCGCAAACACTTAAATCAGAAACATAATGTATTTCTATTTCAAATTCACAGATAGATTCTCGATCATCAATAGGTGTACTGTATTTGCAAGTTTCACAACAATTACACTCTTTTAAATTTACTTTCTTTTTCCATTCTTGTTCTTTTTCGTATTCATTCATTCACAATCCTTAAAGTTATCTTTTTCTTAGTTTATTATAGCCATATAATATCAATGAATAGATTATTGTATTTATCGCTAGTGTTATTGTTATATATATTATTGACTCATTTTTATTTAATCCTAAACAGAGACCAATCAAAATACCGTAACCTAACCAATCTTCTTTCATCATCATCTTAATCCTTATTCGCATTGCTCCCAAGTTTCAGGTGCTTGAATTTCTTTCCATTCAAGAACTTTTATTTCTTTCTTAGAGTATTCAGTAAAAAATTCATCTTTGTTTTTATAACATTTTGAACCATCGTATAGTGGAAACCAAGCGTTCTTATGCCAAATAATAGTAGGTATATACCACGTAATCATTTTTACTTCTTTCGGATCGGTATATTCTTTGAAAAAATAACCTAAATTACGTTCAATAAAATCAAGTGAGACATACGCTATTCCTTCAGCACTATAAGTATTATCTTGTGCCTTAATAATTGAATTTATCATAAAATATTTAATTTTAGGATTCTTCTCATTACACACTGGATAACCATCTTGCATCAAATCAATCGCTTGGCCTATCGTTAAATTAAATTCTGTATTCATTTTTGTTTCTCCTATCAATTTAAAATATTCATTGCTTTCTATCCTATCTTTGAATGATTTTTGCAAAAAAGTTTTTCCTATTTTATTACCATGTGTTAAAATAAACTTATCTTTATGAATATATTCACTGATTAAAATTTTAAATAATTTTTCTTCATCAACCATTCAAACAACCCAATGATGACTTCAAGGTCATAGTAGCATCTATAACCTTGATATTAATTTAATGAAAACTCCAAGGTTTAACAGATTCAATAGATTTATATATACCAGTCACATAAACTTGTTGTAAATCTACATCATCACCATTAGACATTACTTGTACCTTCAACGCCACGCTGTTCTCTATTTTTAGTTCTTTCACGTAACCATCGCAAAGCTTGTTCTAAATGCTCAATAGCTTTTTCGTTCTCGTCACATGGGTATTTTTCATTAGCATTTTGAATCATCTCACCAGCGGCTGCAATTAAACAAGCCACATCACAACCATTTTTACCGACTTCTTTTATTGCGCCTTTTTGTAATGTAAATGAAATTGAATTTACATCTTTTCTAACATAAATAAAATTATTAGGTCTTATATCCTTTTTAAACCATTTGTAATCCATTGAACCGGATTCATTAAATTTATCGGGAAACTTCTCCCTTAACTCATCCATTACAATTACTTTTTCGCCTAAAATATCTTTAACATTTTCTAAAAATTCTAACATAATCACTCCTCAGTTATTTGAAATCTAACTATCTTACCATCTTCAAGCACGGCTGAAATATTCCCATAATTCCTTCGTTTACCATCACCACCGACTATACCGAACATACCATTTATCAAACCAAGAACAGATAGAAAAATTAAATCTAAATCTTCTGTTCTAACTTGTGCTGTAGGATGGTTAGCAATTTCTCTATTCACTGCTACACTTTTATCAATTAACAATTTCTGTATAGCATCATGATCTAACAATAAAAGTTCGTTTAAATACTCTATAGCTTGTTTAGCGTGTTCTCTATTCAACATAATCACTCCTTTAATTTACGTTCATAATATACATGAGCTACAAACCCATTCTTAAAAAATACTGAATTTAAATATTTTGAATTATCTGATCTTTCAATACCAAAACCCGTAATTTGAATGTAGAATTCAACTTTTGATAACTGTTGTTCAAATGCTTCATCAAATTCGTACCAAATAAAAGTTGAACCATCTTGCTCTTGAGCTACTAATATTTCTGAAAAAAGCGGCAACTCTAAAATAATATTTGCAGCTTCTAGTTCTTTTTTATAGATTTTTTTCATTCTTTCTCCTCACATAAATATTCAACTTTTTCTATTTCACATGCTTTATTTTTTGCAAACTGTTTTCTCGGTAAAATTGTAGCTAAACAAAAAAATAATATAAACATAAAAACAATAACTTTTATAATTATTATAATATCCATTTTTTCCTTATCATTTATTTTTTCCCTATCTGAATAAAAACATATAAAAATAAAAATAGATATCATGAAACAGACTACTGCTAGTAAATAAAATGCATCTATCGTTTCTTTTGATAAATAATAGTAATATTCCCACATTATTTATTATTCCTTTCCAAATCTTTATCTTGCCACCATTCTTGAGATTCAATCAACCCACAACCAGCGCATTTTATATATTCCCCATCCGCTTCATATTTCCAAGGTGATATATTGTGTTGATTGTTTTATTTTATTTCTAAGAATGTAGTTTTGTTCTTTTTCTATTTTTAATTTTTTATCATATGAGTAATTTAAAAATATAATAATTCCGCATAAAATAAATATTAAAACTGTATTCAATGTAAGTAATAGCTTTAGTTCTTCTACTAGTTCATTCATTTACATCCTTTCCAATATCTAATTTCAAATCTTTTAATTTACTATTGAATTTATCAGATAGTTCTTTTTTTATTAGTTCACCGCCATGTTCAATTACTATTTCTTCGATTGTTTGAATACGAGCTAAGAGAATTAATAAAGTAGACCTAATTATTTTATTTTCTTCAGACACTAGATAACCTCAATTATTTTTTTTATTTTTGCCAGTTCTGGCATATGCACTAAATCAGATTCACATTCAGTACAGCATATTGCATTCTTATACTTTTTCATTCTAATAACTTTTACAAACTTGCTACAATGTTCACAAAAACATAAGTATAAATTTATAGCGTTATAATAATCATTTTTATTTATTTTAACAGACAATATAACCTCAATAAAAAAGCAGCCAATTAAGGCTGCTAAAAAAATTTAGTCGTTAATAGATGCAATTAAAACATCAACAATAGACATGTTTTCTAATTCTTTAAATGTCTTAGTGTCTACGATATCAAACTTAGCACCAGCTTTTTGTAAATCATCATCAAGAGTTTTCAAGAATTTTTCCGCTGCTGGATCACTACCAACTTGTAAGAAAGAAATACTTAAATCACCATCTGCTTCAAGTTTGTTTGAAGTTTCAACAATCAATTTAGCAGTAGCTTTTTGAGCCGTTAAACCATCACTAGGTTCACCATCAGTAATAACAAGGATAGTTGTTGGTTTATCATTTTGTTTGAAATGATTTTCAAAAGCCTTTTTAAGAACTGGAACAAAATCAGTACCACCCATAGGTTCTTCATGGTTAAATAAGTCTTGTGCTTTTTCAGCAGTTACGTTGTTGTATTCTTTAAAACTACTATTAAAGAAAAATACATCGATACCATCTTGATCAAACTCACTACATTTTCTGGCTAAAGCAAATGTAGATTCTTTTGCAGTTTCCCAACGTGATTTACCGTTTTCAACGGTGCTCATGCTTCCTGATTTGTCAATTAATAACACATAATTTCTTTTCATTAAATCCTCTGTATTCATTTTAAAAATCTCCTAATATTTACGAAAATAGACTATCTATTTTATCGCCTGAACTTGAAACGCTGCTTATTTTTTTTGGTTCTTCAACAAATATAGCGTCAAATGCTGTTGCTTTATTAAATTCATCTAGAAACTTAGAACTTTTAGCAGATGTTAGCAATATTTTTTCTTGCTCATTATCATCATCACCAGAAATTTTACTAGAAATTTGTGATATAGCTTTTGCTTTTTTTGCTTCTTCTCTGATTGCATCTAGATTTCTTGATTGAGTATCAGTAGTTAATCCCTGAAGTTTATTGTTAATACTTTGAATTTTTCTACTTGATGTTATTTCAGCTATAGTTTTAGCCTCTTCTTGCTTTAAATTATCTATGTTTACCTTTAATTCATTTAATTTTAATGTGTAGCTGTCTATTAATTTTTCTTGAGAAACTATTAATTCTTTCGTTTCTAAAATTTCTTTATCTACAGCTTCTTTTATTTCTGCATATTGAGCATATTTAGTTTTTAAATTTTCATCTTGTGTTTTTTTAAATTGCTCAATAGCTCCAATCATCAATTGTTCATACTTGATTTGCTTCTTTTCAAGCTCGATTAATTCATCGTTCTTTTGATTAGCTATAACTTTCAATTCTGCAATAGCTTCTTTCATTTCTTCATAGTCTTTAATCCAATCGTTTCTTGTTTTCTGAAACTGATTTCTAATCATATCAGGAGAAGCCGTGATAAGATTCTTTGTTGCTCTATCTGTTCCGCCTTCAGCCAAACCAAAAATCGACTTTATTAATCTAAATAAACTGCTAACAAATCCCATTTTATAAATCCTTTACTGGAAAATACATACTGTCCCAACTATCACCAATTACTATAGCATTATTATTTTTTTGATGAAAAAATCTTTTTGAAGGATAATATATTTTTCCTTCATGAATTTCACTAATATCTTTAAATTTAAAAAACTTTGGCTTGTACCACAATTCATTTGACATTGTTCCTAATGATTTTAATTCTAAAATTTTAAGCTTAATATCATCTGAATTAAACGTATTTTTTAAATCATCAATTAATTTATTTAGTTCTCTTTTTTCACAATGAGTTTTAGTTAAATTTACTTCTAAATTACGTATATTATCTTGTAAATATTTTTCATATTCTTTCAAATTATCATATTTAAATTTTAACACCTTGTACTCTTCATAATATTTAATTGTCATTATAATTACAAAGCAAATCAAAAAAGTTAAAATACAAATGCATACTCTATCAATCATTTCTTTTTCTCCGAGTTCTTTTTTATCTCAATTAAGCATGATTCAAATTCTAATGCCTCTCTATAATTTATCGCACATACATTAGCAATAGCAAAACATCTAGATTTTTCTTCTTGCTCGAACATATTATTTTTCATTTCAACTTCACTTATTCCACAAATCTTAATGATAATCGCAAGTATAGTTTGGTTACTCATTATTTATCTTTCTTTTTTATTGTTGATGTTGATATTGGTATTATCTTTGAATCTCTAATTTTTTCATTATTCTTTCTCATTAAACCTTCTGCTATTAATGATCTATGTTGAAAAGCCCATTGTTCACGTTCAGCATAGCTCAATTCATCTAATAGCACTTTTTCTTTTATTATTTCTACAATTGGTTCAAACAAACCTTTTCTGATTATTGCTTTAGTTGTTACAATCAACCCTCTTTTATGTTTAACTTTTTTCTTGTTTAATAATTGATTGATTATGTTTTGTAACTGTGGAATTTTATGTAAAGCTGCTTCTTCACAATCAAAAAGAAACTTCAAATAAGAGTCACCAACATTATTGTTATATTTTGCTACAAACGCCTTAGCACCTTGAATTGAAAAGAAAAAATAAGATTCTCTTTTCATTGGGACATATGCCCCCGATTTAATATTTTTATTAACAATATATGAAATTGGTTTCCATGATTCATCTTTAGTCCATGTGTCTCTTTTAATTTTTTTATGTAAATCTCTTAAGTCTATTTCTAGAGCTCTAGCTATATCTACGCACGTCAACCCAATCATTCCAACTTCACTAACAAAATGTGGTTCAATGAATTTACCTTTTACTTCCAGCATAATTTATTCCTTATCAAAAAAACATATTATATAAAACAATGCAAATTGACATAAAAAAGAAAATTATCAAAATATTAAATCCAAATCTTGGAGTTCTTTTTGATATCCGCTCTAATTCAAGTAAATCTTTTAATTCTATTTTACTTTTATTATTCACAAAAACCTCTCTAAATGTTTTGGTAACTTTATTTTATTTACAAATAAATTTGCAATATCAACTCCAAACTCTGCTACCATTATATGTTTAATCCAACCTCTTTTATATCCTTTTGCTTTTTTAATTTTCTTTAATTCTTTATGTCTTGTTTTTGCTTTTATCATCAACTTATCATGTTCCGAAATCTCTTTTAATTTATCTTCACCGACTTCAGTATTTTGTTCTTTTGCTTCATTTATCTGAGTATTATTGTAACCACACTCCAAGCAAAAATATAATCTTTTACTTCTAAACGCTCTATCTCCATACTTAATATTTACATCTTTTGAATTGTAAAATTCTATAAACTCTTTTTCATTGCTATCGAAAATAAATTTTATAACAGATGAATAATTTTCTCTCGGTGAAAATGCTGAAAAACATCTTTCACAGTTAGTCACTGATTCAACTTGTATGTCTTGTTTCCAGCCTTCCAGTAAACATTCTCGCTCATCTTCTATTAATCCATGTTCTGAAATATTACCGACATGATCTAAAACAATAAAATCATTTTTATTTGCAAAAGGTCTAGTCGCACGTCCATTTGATTGTATCCAAAAATTGTAACTTTTAGTTGGTCTAGCGTGAATAATGCAGCTGATAATAGGGATATCTACGCCAACAGAAAATAAATTCACATTGCAAACAACATCTATTTCATCGTTTTCTATTTGCTTAATAACCATATCTCTATCTGATCTTGAGCTACTAGCGTCAACATGTGCAGCCCTAATACCGTTACTGTTTAAATACTCGCAAACACTTTTTGAATGAGCTATTGAAACACAAAAAACAATTGCTTTTCTACCAAAAGCATACCTACGATAATTCTCTACCAAGTCACCATAGATTTTTACGTCATCCATAACCTTTTCAAGCTCATCAATTTTATAATCACCTGTTTTTTTATCTATAGAAATTCCACTAAGATTAATTTTACTCGGAGCATAATATCTAGGTCTGACTAGATAACCTTGTTCGATCAATTCGTTTATTGTGATAGGCCTAACAACAACATCTGCTATATGTTTTAAACCTGTTTTAACATGTGGTGTAGCAGAAACACCAAGAATATATTTATCTTTATATTGTTCGATTAGCCATTTGTACTTATTACTTGTAGCGTCTTGTGCTTCATCTATAATTAGAATATCAGCATCAGGTATTAATTTACGAGAAAATAAGGTATCAACACTACAAACTTGTATATTTTCATGCGGTAAATTTTTCCAATGTCCGGACATTAAAACACCGTGATTAACATTTTCTCTAGTTAATCTATTGCTTGCATTTTCAACTAAATCTCTACCTTTAACAACTACTATTCCTTTTTTATTTTTCTTTTGAATACCAGCTAAAATACAGCAGAAAGTTAAAGTTTTACCTCCACCTGTACTCATATGTAGCAACACTTTTTTATTGCCTTTCTCAAATTCATTTCTTATTTGAGTTAATGCTTTTTCTTGATATGGTCTAGGTTTATTACTACTCATTTTATTATTTTCACCGCTTTAAATTCTACAAAATATAACAAACAAACTAATGCTTGTAAACAACAATAAACTATTGTATATCTAAATTAATTAGAATTTTAAAAAGGTTTTTAAATGAGCAAAACATTCGATGAAAATGAATATTATAATGTGAAGGAAATAGCAGAAAAAACAGGGGTATCAATCAATAATGTGCATTATTGGATTAAAACAAAAACAAAATTTAAATCATCTATTATTTATCGAGATAAGTATTTTGTATTAAAATCAGAAGCAGATAGTTTTATTAAAAATTACAATACACCAAAAAAAGTATAAAAAAAGCCTAGATTACTCTAGGCTAAATTATTTACTTTCTGCTAATCAACTTATCTAAACCTGAATAATTTTTATCTATTTGACCAACCCTAGCTGCATTCAAAATTAATTCATGATCACCAGCTACTAATTTACATTTTAATAGTGATTGTAATCTTATCTTAACGCCATCATCTGTCAATTTAGGATTTTCAAGCAATGCTTTTAATTGCTTTAGTGAAACTTCATCTTGTTCAATCGATAGTACAGTTTCAGAAAATGGGTCTTTTTCTGCTAACTCTCTTACTTTTTCGCCAATCCATTTTTCAAGTCTTTTAGTTTCAGTTTGGATAGCTTTTACATCATCCCAATCAAAAACATTCATATGATTAAAACCTAGAATTTTCATAGGTAAACCACCCATCCCTTGAACGCTACCTATTGTCGTTTCGTACATTTTCAATGCAGCTGTTAATAGCTTTTTATCTTCACTCGGTTTTTCTTTTTTTATTTCTTTTTGCTCCGTTACAACTTCAGCATCAAATGTGTCAGGTTTTGCTTTTGTAGTAATAAATTCTGACATTATTTCAAGCGAATCAGCTATCGTTTCGTTAGGCATTGCTGTGAATTCAGCTTGTGTTTTGCAATTAACACTAGCCCACAAATCTTTGCTTGATACACCATTTGCTTTAGCAGCTTCTTTTATCTTCTCTAATAATTCGAGAAGTTTTTTCTTTTCTTCTTTTTTCGCAGAATCTTCTTGAGTTGATTTTATTTTTTCTCTATACTCACTTCTTGCTTCTTCTGTTGATGTTTCGTTTACAATCTTGACTTGCTCAACATATTGAGCATCTTGATATTCAGGCGTATCTTCACCGTGTTCTGGTGCTACCGGCAGTCCTTGAGTTGGATAGTATCTATTGTATAAATCTCTCATCGCTCGAGTCTTTAAAGTCATCGCTCTATTTTTAATTGTATCCATTCCAGCTTTTGACTTACCACCGCTTGAACGATAATTTATCTCGTCTTTACCTATAAAACCATCACCACTTGCTAAGAACTTCTTTCCTTTGTACTCGACTTCACATTCAACTTTACATGACATATCACCTTCAGTTAAACCGTACATTAATCTTTCTTCAACAGTATGAGGTTTAAATGTAGGGTTTCCTACAACTTTCCATTCGGGATCATTTGCCGCTTTTGATCTTACGAATTCAGCCGATTGATACATTTTATTACCTAAGTAATAAATGTGACCAAATCCTAATTGAGCACCATGTTGTAAATGTGCAGCGACTAATGCAACTTTCATGTGCTTTGGCATTTCACCGCCAGCATTCCAACCAAATGTAGAATCAGGCATTTGCATGTAATTCCAAATTATTGGAACTGTCAGCTTATCTTTCAAGCTCGGTTGTTGCATGACTACTGTATTTACAATAGATTCTAATTCCTTCTTTTGACGTTCAACTAATGCTACTTCTGACATGTGTTATTTTCCTTTCTTAATAACTGTAAACTTTATATTATTTTTTGTAATTTCTCTGCAAAATGGAAAGTCTTTACCTGATTTAAAGAGTCTTTTTACTTCATTTCTATCCCAAGCATAAGACCTTTTTATCATGTCTTTATATTCAAGATAAAACGTAGGTGTTATATCTACCTCATCTATCTCAATATCAGATCGTTCCTCCAATCGCAACGTGAATAAATCACCATGAATTAGCGGCATATCATATTGTTTCATTGTTGCTGTTATCCATTTATTAAAAGATTCTTTTTGTTTCTCAATTTGTTTTATTCTCGTTTGAATCGGTTTGATATAGTCATTTTTTAATCTATCTGCTTCAGCATCACAACGGCTGAAAAAGTCTTTTATCGCATCAACTTTTTCTTTCAAGTCACCGACTATTCTTATGTAATCTTCGTTTGTTAAAACATCATCTGATTCTTCACTCTTATTTAAAATATCCAATAACTCATATAAATTATTTTTCTTTTCCATTTGTTTTTTCTCCCAAACATGTTAAAGATACAAATCTATAATATAAATAAAAAGGATATGCAATAAAATGTTGAATAGAGTAATATTAATAGGAAGATTGGGAAAAGATGTAGAAAAAAGAGTTACTACAAATAATACATCTGTTGCAAATTTAAAACTAGCAACAACAATAAAACAAAAACACTCATCAGGAAATTTTCAAGAAATAACGACTTGGCATAATGTAATTTGTTGGGGTTCGTTAGCTGATTACTCTTGCGAAAACTTAAGAAAAGGAACAATGGTTTTAGTTGAAGGAACAATAGAAGGAACTAAATATAAATCAAAAGAAGGTATTGATGTTAATACTTATCAAATAAAAGCTGAAAATATAAAAAAAATGTAAAAAGGTGGTTCATCTTGGATAATATAAATATATTTAGTAAAATGAGAAGGTGTCCATGGTGCGGAAAAGAACCTTGTACTGTTCGAGAACCTAAGCTAGGAAAAAGTTTTGTTGTATGTCAAAATAGTGAATGTGTTGTGCAGCCGTACGGTACATCTGGGTACGATGATAGAGATGAAGCTATCAAACACTGGAATAACCCACCAACAACAAAAAATAGATTCTTTACATGCGATCAAGTAAAAGAAGTTTTAGAGAATTTATTTATTGACGATAATACTATAAAAAAGGTGTTAAATGAAGGAAGTTCGGCCAACTAAAGTCCAACAATCTTGGTTTTGTAAAAATTGTATGGTACTTAAAAATAAAGAATTTCTAGCATATTGCCATTTATTAATTGATGAAGATTTTATTTTTATACAAATATTCAATGATAATAAAAAATATGTTGAGAATTTTTCTGGTAGTTTTGATTTATTAACAAAAAAAACAAAACTTATTTCTAAAAATAAAAACAAATTCAATTTAATTGTCGATAATAATAAATGCTACGGTGAAGGATTTTACGATGGTTCATTTTGTAAAATAAATATAATTATTTCAAATAAAATAGAGGTTAAAAAATGATTTTCAATAAACCAAAACAGGTTCAATCTAGCGCTTGGATAGATGAAGGTAAAAAGGTTTTTACAGAAAGATTTAGATTTAATTTGCAATTTAAAGCAAACAACGATAAACTAAGCGCAATAGATGCCAAATATCTCCATGATATAATTAAACAAAATACATTAGAAGATAAGAAAAACGATGAAGAACAGGAATATTGATATTGATATTATATTTATATTATGCTTTTTATTTTTATTTTTATATGTCTCACGTGATTATTCAAACCATATGAAAAAAGATGTCTATAAAAAATGCAAATTAATTGTTAATGTAGGAAAATGCGATTATAATAAAAATTGTTTAGTGAGATTTGACGATGATTCAACAACAGTTTTGCAAAGTCCAAAAATTAGAAATGAAATCTGCGAAAACAATTTATAGATTCTGCCCAACAAAAGTAAATTTTATTCAACCCAAAAGAATGCCAGTAGTTTCAGATTCACACGTTATTTTTGATTATGAAAAAGATCGGATTGAATTAATTTTAAACAACGATTTTACCGGTGAAAAAACAACATATGAAGGTTCGACTAAACTAGAATTTCATGAATATTATTACACACTTAAAAGCAAAAGTAGTAATGTAATAATCAAGCTTATCAACAAAGAAGATTTATTAATTGGTATTTTTTTTAATGATTATTTTTTAGGAAAAATAAAAATAAAGCTAGAACAATATCCCAAAGAATTATCCTAGCTTTATTTTTTATCTCGGTCTTGTAACCAACCCTAGACAAATAAAATATACTAAACATTCAATTGCTTATCAATATCTTTTTTCAATTTGTCGTAAATTTCTAAAATAGAATTCGCATAACCCATTCCAGCAAAAATGTTTCCACTGCCAGAATTGTAAGCAGCTAGTGCTGTTCTCAAATCAGCATGTTTTTTTATCAAAGTCGATAACTTTTTGCAGCCGATATCCAAACCGATTTCAGGTATTAGTAACTTAGTAAGCTTGTCTTTGTGGCCACATTCACGAGCAACAGCGCCCATGACTTGCATCAACCCCCAACTTGTTTTTTGTTGAGTAAATTCCGTGTCACGAGATACATTATTTGATCTAGCATATAGCATAGAATCCAATGTATTTTTAAACATCGGTTCATAGCGACTTGCCCAATTGTCCATATTTGATTCTTTTATGCAAACAGACTTTATCAATAACCAATCGAGTTTATATATTTGCGATTTTGCTTTAATAAGTTCGTCAAAATTACTCATTTTTTACCGCCCAGACTTATTTCAATAACGTCTTTATTACCTAGTAGAATTTGATCTTTAAATTTTTTTAATAAAATATCAGTTGTGAGCATTTGACTTTCTTTTATTTCTATGCCACCATACAACTTAAGTTCATCTTTAATTTCCAACGCTACTTCTGTGCAATAATAATCATTCTTATCAGCCCATTTGTTTTCAATTGGGAGTTCTCTTCTAAATAGTTTTCTGCAAAACAAAATAACGATACTTAAAAAAGCTATCGCTTTTCGATCATAGTTTTTATTTTTTAACGATAAATATAATCTGTCAAACAATTCTTGGGATTTTCTAGAATCGATAGTTTTTATTTCAAACATATAAACAATCTTTGAATCATATCTGAAGTTATGCAATTGTTGCAACTCAACACCTGTTTTAAAAGTCGAATCTATAACATATGCATCACAAATATTAGCCTCTCCAATTGCAAAATGTGATACCTTGGAATTTAAACCCCATCGTATCAATCTGCTAGATAATTTATTTGATGTAGAAAAGATAAATATCATTGATAACCTCACTCGCCTGTAATATTTTTAACAGCTAGAATATTTGCTTTTACTTTTACGTCTTGCTGACCTGTTGAATTGTAAACTATTCTTATATATAAGCCAGCTGGAACTTTAGAAGGATATCCGCACATGATTGTTTCTTGTTTTTGAGAATCTTCACAAACAGCAATATCAATAAACTCATTAAGAACAACATTTGAACCAAAACCTAAAATATTATCAACATCAACAACTTGATATTTAATAACATCATCAATATTGTGACCTTTTAGAATAGCAAAACCACCGTAAATTAATCTTTCTTCAGTTAATTTATAGTCTATATTAGTTATCTGTTGTGCTACAGCTAAACCAGAAATATGAAAAACTCTTAGATTTACTTTGTATGCATCAAAGTCAGATAGTCTTTTTAATTCTAAACCAGCCATAATTATGTTTCCTTGCTTAAAATTATTAATCCAGCTTGAAATTTTTTTGCACCACCATCTTTTTTTATTTCAACTTTAACAGATGAACCGTAATAAAGTGGTGAAAATAAAGGTGGGTGCCAAATAAATCTATCATGCGAACCTTTTGATATCCCTAAAAAACCTTGGTTAAAATCTGTAACATCGTCAACATCATATAACGTATCGTTTGCTAAATCACCATCAGGCAATGTAAATAGAACTTCATCATCTACAGTCAATCTAAAAGACCACCCTGTGGCAAAAGTCTCAATATTTATTATCATTCCAGACAAAAAACCAGAACCAGCATATTGAAAAATTTGTGTCCAAGTTCCTCCGGACAGGGATGTATTTCTAGCAATACCATTAGTACTTGAATTCATATCTTGATATCTTAGTTTTTTGTTCCAAGATTTTACAAAATCATTATTAGAAATATTAGCACTTACTTTTAAAGAATCTCCAACGTTACCAATTTCTGTGCTAGTTGTTGCTCCTAATATTTTCATTAAACCTTTTAATGCCGAGGCAGCGCTACCATTCATTAATATGCCTCCAAGTTCATTAAACCATAATATTTTAAACCAACATGACTAGCTTTTAATTTTATCTGCTTTACATCGCCTTTTATAGTCCAACATAAATTACCACCACTAAAAACAGGATACCAATTTGTGCCACCGTCTAATGATATTTCTATCTTAGCGGTTGGCACTGGTAAATTTTCAGGATCAGCGACTAATAAAAAACTAGATATTTTTGTAGTAGGAGAAGTTGGAACATTGAACGCATTTGTATTAGCAGATGTTCCGCTAATATGTATTGTTGTTCCTTCACTATCTACTATTTCAAATTCCGGTCTTGAATCAGTCATAAATTAAACCTACAATTAAATTATTTCTTCTACAGTAATAGAAGCTCTTAAACTTGATAACGCTTCAAAGTTTTTAGCTACTATTTTTAATTCTTGTGTACCTGTTGAACCAGCAGTAAAACTCAAGCAATGCAATTGACTTGAAACAGTATAAGCACCAGAACCAACAACAATTTCACCTAAAATAGTTTCTGTTGCGTCATCTACCTGAACAATTTGAAACAATGCATCACGTCGACATGAAACAATGAAACCAATGTTTTCATATGACTTATCTGCTGTTAATGTAATTGTAGCACCTGTTACAGAAGCAATAGTCGCAGAACCAGCCGCTAATTCACCTTTTGCTTTTTTACAAACAGATTGTGCAGATTGATCAACAGTTAATTGACCAGCTGCATTTGTTTTTAAGTAAACAAAATTTCCATCAGGATCTTTTGCAACCAAACCAGCTAATGCATTTTTTCCTGAAGCAGCGTTACCTTCAGCTACTTTGTGTAACGGAACACCGGCTTGCGTAGATGAATCTTCTAAAATCATAAAACTAGTACGTAAATCAGACATAATTAAACCTTTCGTTTAGAATTTATTTTATGATTCTCGGTATAAAGTTATTATAGTTTAGATTAAAAAATAATTACAAATGTTCTGTATAATAAATTCTAGCACTTACGGTTACACCTATACCGTCTGTTTGTTTGTAAACAACTTTTAAATTATCAGCTGGTAATACTTCAACCCAAGGTTCCACTGGCATAGAACCGTTGGCTTCCATAGGAGAAGTTAAACCGTTTTTAATTATTGTAGTGTTGTGATAAAATTCAAAACTAGCATATGATCTAGAAGTAAATTCAACACGTCTAATTCTCCAAGAACCAGTTAATGGTTTAGCTCCATCAATTAAAATTTCATCTGTATTTGGAGTTATAACAGCAATTCCCTCAACAAATTTCATGTGCCCAACAGTATCAGTTGTTACAGTATTTGTTATATTTACATCAAGCGGACTTGATGCATAAATAGGAGTAGATGGGCTTTCGATTGCTTTTGCCATTATGATTTTTTCCCGATAGCTATAATATCAATTATACCATCGATTGTTGTATTACAAACATATCGAATAAGAGCATACCTAAATGCCAGCCTATCTCTAATCCAAATCCTAGAACCATTTAGATTGTGAATCGTAAATGCTGAACCATCGATTTCAGTTCCATCAATATCAAAAGAAGAAATTTCTGGAAAGTTAGAAGCGTATATTTTAAACTGGCCTGTTATGTCACCTGTTATTCCAGACCAAACAAATTGAATCGAACCCATAGGCATGTCACGGAAATCAATTACATGAGAGTTAAAATCAGCATTTAAAGGTTTAGATTTCGCTGCATATGCTCGATGGACATTTGTTGCTTCAATGATCATTTCGCTTCTCAATTCGTTTTATTTGATTTGTTAAAATATAACCTACAAATAAACCAGCAGCAATTGAATAAGCTAGATGTTCTTCAGTGAATTCTTTTTTGTTTAATTTTTCATCTTCTATGAATTTTTTATACAACTCTAAATCTTGTTTACAAAATTTATTGTCTTGAATTAAGTGAGAAATTTTTTGCTTTTCATCTTCATTTAAACAAAAATTATTTTCGGCCAAGGAATTCGTTGATAACATTATCATGATCATCACGATAAGTTTTTTCTGTGGTTTTAACATCTTGCACCTTTTCTTTATTATTAAAAAGATCAACCGCCAATTTTAGCAGTTGAATTACAGCAAGTATTAATTCGTATGTTGAAACAGGTTTCATTTTTTTTGTTTTTCAATTAGCTGTTTAGCTTTTTCTTCTAGAATAAGTTTTGGCACGCTATAGCCGAACTTAGAAATAATAACACCGAGATACCAAGCAAAAATAGAAATTTTCTTAGCAATATCATTATCCCATTTATTTTCTGTAAACTCTGATATTCTTGTTAAAGCTTCACCTAATGCAAATAAAACTAATTGAATTGCAATAACAAAAACAATAAATTTTCCAACCATTCCAGAATTTAAAATTTGACTGATGAAATCATTTTCCATTTGCTAATTTCTCCTGTATTACATCCAATTTTTTAAACATAGTTTTTTGATCACGTTTTAATACTTCAATTTCTGTTGCTAATCTTATTGTTTTTTCAACAGCTGCCAAAGATTTATCTATGTCTTTTTCCATACTTAAAAACTTATCACCAAGGTTTTCAACTTTTATCGCTAAAATAGAACAGGCATCGGTGACAGCTTTTATATTTTCAGAATTCTTTTGTGTGCTTTCATCAATTTTTTCAAATGTTTTTTTAATAAAATAAACAATCAAACCAATGATAGGAGCTAATGCAGATAGCACAGCGCCTACTATTGTTATGATCATTTCATTATTAAATTGCATTTAGTTACTCAATACGTAATAAGCAAAAACAAAATCTGTTCCAGTATGTAACTTTTTGTCGGCACATGGCTGCCAATCTTTAGAATTTGAATCTCTTTGGAATAAATACTCAGTGCAATATTCTGTATTTGTTGGCAATTTATCATCAGGGAATCGTTTTGAATAAAAAGAGTTGTTTACAGATTCTATAGTCGTTAAGCCATAACGATAAGCAACCGATTGATATAAAGCATTTAGTTGTTCCTTTTCAGCATATTTTTTAATTTTCTGCTTTTGAACCTCATTTATACCACCGTTAACTCTGCCTTCTAACCAAATCCCAAGAACTTCTAAATGCCCTTCAAACCCATCCTTTACAAGATTCGCATTTTCTTGTTTTAAGTTAGCGCTCGAATGAGAAATTTTTGATAATAAAAAATAAAGAGTTGTTGATAGAATACATCTTGATGTTGTTGTTACAACGTCTTTTCCTTCACAGAATTTTAATTTATTCTTATCAACAAACTTTTTAAATTTATTAGCTAAATCATTTCTGTTTAATTCATTCCATGCAATCATAGACATTAAAACATGATCTTTTGAAAATTCAGAAGCAGAATTTTTAGGAAAGCAATCATGCTTAGGATTTCTAAACATCTTTCCTTCATTATTTTGAAAAACTGAAATATCAACTTTATTTTGTTGGCATGCTACAGCATATAAAGCCGTAAAACCTGCACCGTCGCATTCATCAACAACATATTTTTGCTTTTCATAAATACTTTTTGATAACTCACAATACAGTTTAGATTTTGCTTCTAAACTCATATCTTTTATCGGTTCATTTTCTTCTTTTTTACCACAGGAAAATAAAAAAAATAAAATAAAAATATAATTAATAATCATAATTTTATATCCTTATAGCGTGAAATTGACTACCCCAGTTAGTTGAATTTGTATTAACGAAACCACTGTTACTTGAACCTGTCAATTGCTGTACTAAACCACGTATTTTATAATTCTGTGCAGATGAAACATAAACTACAGCAGAAGCAGATAGACATCCCATCGATGTTCTTGCAACAGCATCAGGTGTTTCAAACTGAAAAGCCCTCTCTGTTTCTGCTACGTGAACATCTGATTGATTTGTTACAGCTAACTTAATTCTAGCTGAACAGTTTGAATTTGGTTGTGTTGTAATAGATACTGTTGCTTGATATAAAATATTCCACCATCCAACAGTTAAGGGTAAAACTGCCCCAGCTACATCACCTTCAGTTGCTCCAAGCGTAGTTGATGCTGATATAGTAGCTTTTATTTGTTCTCCAGTTCTACCGGCTGCTATAATATCAGAAGATGTTTGACCTCTAACATAACCATTTGTTGATACAACACTCCAAGTTGAACCATTTGATAAAAATGTAACTTGATCAAATTGAGAAAAAATAGTTAAACTAGAAGAACCATTTATTGTACCTGTTATTGTTAAATCACCAACACCATTATCAACTTTTAGTACTGTTATTAATCTAGTATTATTATTTACTGCTGAAGGTAATGTAATATTTATGTTTGAAGAACCATTAGTAACATGAACATGTCTATAACCATCATTATCTAATATCGTATAGTCACCCGATGCAGGTTTTATAGTATAATTTAATACGAATTGACTTGCAGAAGATATAAGCTCAACCCAAGAACTACTTTGATATTGATTTAAATGTCCGCTTGTAGTGTTAAATACTATCAAACCGTTCGCTGGTGATGCTATCGCATCCCTCTCGGTTTGTGTCATTCTCGGAGGTAAAAAACCTTTTGTTGTAGAATCAGCTTGAAGCACAGCCGATGCATCTAAAGTACCTGAACCTATATAATTCTTTGTTGCTCGCTCATATTTTTTTGTTGTACTATTGTACATCAAACCTTGACCGTCTACTATGCTTGTAACGTCAACATCTTTTACATCGTCTTTTAATGTTATTGTTTTTAAAATAACAGAAACAGCAGCAGTTAAATTATCACCTCCAGTGTTGTTTGTTATTTGTAGAATAGTCGATTCAAAACCTACCTTTTCAATCACAGTAAATGCAGACCGTAAAGGCGTTGTTGTTTCATCTAATTGAACCCATTCGGTTCCGTTATGAATCCAGATATCATAACTTAAATTTAAAATATCTGTTGTGAAATTATGATCTAAATCAAATGTTTCAGCTTGATCAAAATCATTAATAGCAAACCAACGGCTATTCATGTTGTCGCCAATTTTTGTATATAACGCTTCTACAGAAGCATGCAAACCAGCACCACCAGCCGTACCAAGCGCTGGATGATCTAGTTTTAGTTTTGAAACTATTCCCATTTTATAACCCCTTAAATACTGTGTTCTTTGATGTTAAATTTTTTATCATGATCACTTAATTGTTCTCTACTAATATTACCATTCACCCAAGCAGTTATTTTTTCATCCGAAGTTAAGATAGATAAACCGGAAATATTTTCTCTAGCTGTTCCACCATTACCTTTGAAAAATGCTGGCATTCTAGCATAAGCTTCCCACTGCATAGAAGCGTATTCGCTTTTAGGACAATTAACTAATGTTAGTATTTCATTAGTTACTAAATTTTCTGCTTCAATCGAAACACTTTCCATAAACTCTTTATTAATAGCGAATGCAGAATCAGATACTAATTGACTAGTACCATTCCATACACCGGTTTTAGGAAGTTTTCCATTTGTAAAGAAAAACTTCCAACGCAGTCTATAAAAGTTTCTAGGAATTTCTTGTTGAATATTTTCCATTTAATTACTTTCTTAAGCTGTAAATGAGTACGACCACACCCAATCGTATTGTAGTATACCGCCGTCTGGTGCTGCATTTTCTAAATAAAATCTAACTCTAACTAACGCATGATCACCAAGAACAGCATCACCATCTTTACCTATCTTACCAGTTACAGGTGCTGTTGCTACAACAGGTGTTCCAGCAGTTCCGTGTGTTGCAGCATCATAAATCATCGCATCAGTATGTAAACTGAATGCAGATGCTAAATCAATTCCGTCTGTACCGTTATCACCGTATATTTTTACCTGTGCTCTAGTTCCTAAGAATTTATTCGCTCCTAATGTATCACTTAAATCAGCTGCCATTTCAATTCTAAAACCAGAACTTAAACCGTCTGCATTATTTGCAGAATTACCAGAAGCCTGACCTTTGTTTTTTACTGTAGCATAGTCAGCAGCAGCCGTAGCAGCACCACCATAAGTTCCGGAATACTGTGAAATAAATGTTTTTACATTTGTGATTGGATCGATAGTAGCGTTGTGTCGAACATATATTTTTTGCTCACCAGTATTTGCTGATTTTGAAATAATAGGAGCATACTCGTTATTGTTTACAGAACCTAAATCCAAACCAGAACTACCACCAGCCAACGTATCAGCTATTTGAGTTCCGGAAAGAGTTTTTGAAATCGTTAAATTTACAGCCATGATTTTTTCTCCAAAAAAATTATATTTCTTCTGTTATTATTGCATCAGAACCGCCAACGATTCCGCTATAGCTAGGGTTATGTCCAGTGAAGTTTAGCATTTGAAAAGACCATAATTTTACAGGTACAACAAAACCTTTAGAATTGTAGCCAATTTCTCTAATCATGCATGGAACATTCTCAAAAATTGTAGCACCAAAATTAATGTTCAACAAAACAAAACCACCTAGTTCTTGTAAAATTGATCTAGGTGTCAATGTAACTTCTATTAATTCTAATGCAGCACTTGCAATTTTTATTGTTTCTCTTAATTGATAAATTACATCTGATTCTACATAAAGATTTGGGTAGTAGATTTCTTTTGATATTTTTTTTCCTTGCTGATCAATAGCAGCTTGGTTTTTGTAGATAGATGTTTTTTTAATCATCTGATTGTCTGCCGGATTGTAAGCATATACAGCTTGGCCACGATTCCAAATATTTCGATCATCTAGTTTTGGCTGAAATGTATCTGCTACAACATCCCAATTTCTAATCACATGACTAGGATTTGCTTCAAATTCATCCAAGTGTACTGTTGATAAAGTAAATTTGTTTTCTTTAGAAATAAATAGCTCAACTCTTACTTGCTCAAGCATTGAAGTCACATAGTTAATAATGTTTTGCTGTTCTTGAACCCAAACCCTTGACTTGATGCTTGCAATTGCAGATTCGGTTGGTGTATTCTTATCTCTAAGATAATCCCACGTCACATTGTCAATCTCAAGAGATGGAACATTAGCTTGATTCAAAAGCAGATGTTTTGCTTGAGCTACTATATTATCATCATAAGAACCTAAATCAATTCCTTTTACTTGAGTAAAAAATAAATCACCACTTGCATATTTATAAAGCGAACCATCGACTAAAGTAACACCGCCTGAACCGTCAAGTTTAATTTCAAAAATTCTATTTTGCAAAACACTTGTTACATCAGCAGAATTAAATAGCGTGTACGAATCGCCTCGTTTTAAATAAACTTTTGTCGAATCAAAATAACTAAGTTGATCATTAGAGATATACAATTTTAAACGAGTAGTTCCAGCGATAACACCAGAATTTTTGCTATTAACTGGAAATGCTGGAACAATAGAAACATTAGAAGTAGGAGAACTTGGGTCATTCGGTATTAGTTTTTTTTCTGGAAGTGAAACTGTCCAGTCTCCATAGATAACAGGGAGAACTACACCAATTAAATTATCTTCTAAATCAGGAAAATTATTTTTATTTAGAACAATTCTAGGAAAATCTATACTGTACTTGTCAAATCTATCACGAGCATTTATAGAAATGATATCTCTTGATCTTTGTATTCCACCTACTTCAGGAACAAAACCGGAAAATACAGTAAAATAAGTAGATTCAACATCACGCAAACCAATTTTTAGATCAACAGATTTGTTAATCCAACCACTATAGTCATTCCCGCCTTGAAATAAGCTATTAAATCTACCGTCTACGTTAGAAAGAGAAAAAGAAAGCGATGAAAATTCTAGGTTTGGATTCAACCAATCACCTATTGACCGCCTAACGTTAGGAACTTCTGTTAACGCCTCGTAAAAATTACCACCGATATATTTGTTTATGTTGGATGTGCGAATTATACCTATTGAACTTTCAATGTCAACACCAATTTCTAATCCGAAATCTAAATTATCTTGGCACCGATCAAGTAAGCCCTGATCAAGCGTTGTAGCTGTTAAATATTCTCGCCTATCTCTATGTGCCATTTTTATAAACTCTCATCTATGTTTAATTCTAAATCAACATACTCATCTGTTGTGGAAATTCCTTCAAAATTTAAATCAGGAATCTGCTGCAATTTTCCAAACAATGCATACCTAGAAGGATTTTTTGGCGTTGGGATAATCAAAAATTTCATACTAGTTCGACAAGTATTAATTATCTCATCTATAATTCTGTAATTACCTTTATAGTAATTTAATCTTTCAAATTTCAATCCCAATATTTTCTTTAAAGCTCTATCGTTTGAAGTTGTAGTAAAACCTTCTGTCTGAATAGAATCTTTAAAATGTTTATATCCAAATTTAACAGGATTTGAAAAAGATTCATAAATATTAAATAGCTCTGAAGTTCCGAAAACAATAGAGCCAATCTCAATAAATCCATCAGGATTAGTTACATCTTCAATTATAAATCTCCAATATCTATTTTGCGCTTGAACCGTAGGAAATTCAGGGGAAATATAATACATGTTATCAGATTCTACTAACATGTTATAAGTAATATTAGGAGCTGTTGCAAAGTTATCATTTGAGCCTTGAACTTGTACGTTAGCAGACTTAGTTAAGTTGTGTCCAAGGATAGCTATTGTATCAATCGGAACACCTTGCACAATCCCAGTATCACAAGTTAAAGTTTGATAGCTAGGATCATTTGTAGAACGCCAAACTTGCTCAATAATATCTGTGTTTAAATTTTTAGATAAAAAATCACCTACTGCTGTTGAAGATGCCATCCAATTATCACCGCCCAATGCTGCAATTCCTCGACTTGGAAAATCCCACATGAATCTAATTTGAGTAGTATTGTAAATAACCATCGTAATTTGTGCGTTTGATACTAGAGATTGAACTCTAATAACCTGAACACCGTTAGCAAAAGACTTATTAACGACTAATTTAGTTTGAACACCGATAGACCTTAATTTATCTATTACCATTTTTACTTGTGTACCAACAATATAATTATTAGTAATCAATGATTTAATTTGAATTCCTGTACTAATATCTTTGGTAACTACTGATTTTATTTGTGAGCCTTGGCTTCCTGAATTTCCTATTACTGCATTTAACTGAACACCTGTTTTATTTTGAATGTTATCTATAACGAATTTTATCTGAACATGCTCGAATGCTTCCATGCATTCAGATAAATATGATTCTGATAAATATCCTTCATTTAAATAATACTCGCACAATGCATGTCTTAATTTATCTGCATTAACTGATATACCTAAATTTTTTAAACCACTCAACACTTGCTGATTAATTTGAATATTAGATAAATTTAAACCGCTTGCTACAGCTAATACCTGTGCGCCTAAAGATTGTTGTTTGTCAACAGTCAAATTTACTTGTACTTGAGAACTATTTATGTAATTAACAATTAAATATGATTGAATACCTGTTGAAAAAACATTGTTATTAACAACCATATTCAATTGAATACCTTGAAAATCATGAATCTCACCAGAGGCATAATTATCTTGAAGATATGGATTATCTAAATAACCTAATTCTTGAGTTGTCATTATATTCTAACTCCTTTTGGATCGATAATCCTTTGACCTTCTTGAGATTTTTTTAACAAATGTTTTTCAATTGCTGGAATAACTTCCCTTCTTATTCCGTCAGCATCTAAATTAGTTTTTGCATTTATTTCTATTTTTTGAATAACAATACTAGAACCGCTCGAAGGAAGTACACCGCTGTTAATTGAATTCATTGTAGATAACCCAAGGCTTTTAACAGCATCACGTTTAACTACATATTCTCCTTGCGTTAACATAGCTGGAACAGTATCTGTACCGCGAGGCTTGAAATTTATATACTGTCCCTCAGCAGCATATACCAAACCACCATTTGCAAATCCTAAAGATTTTCCTACACTAGAAATTGCATTAGTTACAGTATTTCCACCGCCTCCACCGCCTGTTATATTTGATATTCCACCGCCTGAAAAACTGCTCAAAGACTTGCTTAATTGGTCAAAAGGTTTTGTGATAGATTCTAAACTTTTTCCTAAATCAGAAAATACTTTTGTTATTGGTTCAAATATTTTTCCTAAACTGTTAAATGCTTTTGTTATTGGTTCAAATATTTTTCCTAAACTATTAAATGCTTTTGTTAATGGATCAAATATAGAACCTAATGTTTTTACCATTGGAGCTAAAACTTTTTCACCTAAAAAAGTAAATATAGTATCAAATGCTTTCACAATAGGGTTAAATACCTTATCGCCAATAAATTGAAATGTTGATTGAAAAGCAGAAACTATAGGGTCTAATATTTTTTCTTTAACCCATGTCCACAATGTAGTTAATGCAGAAACAACAGGAGTTATTACTTTATCATTAACCCACTGCCAAACAGATTGAATAGCAATTATCATGGGAGTTATAACACTATCATTAACCCACTGCCATATACCTAGTAAACCATCCCAAATAGGTTTTAAAACATTATCATAAACCCATAACCATACAGTTTTTATAGAATTAAAAATAGGATTCCAAATATTATCTAATACCCATTGCCATGCTGCTTTTAAACCGTTTATAAATAAATTCATAGAATTCTGCGTAGCGTTTGAAAAATTAGTAATAGCACCATTAATAGCGCTTGACATTTTTTCACCGATATCTAAATTCTTTGCATTTTCATTTAAGTCTTTAACGCTAAATACTTGAGAAACAGATTTACCAATATCAGTACCTAGCTTTTTAGCTCCTTCAGAAATCTTTTCAGGTAAATTTGTTATTTCTTCTGGTAGTTTAATTTTTCCTCCAAATAAATTACCGAATGATTTAATTCCGCGTAATAAACCTGTTAGAATTCCATGTACTAATGCAACGGCTATCCTAGGAACAGCTTTAATTATTCCTACTATTATTTTTTCAAGCCCTCCTTTTAACAAAAATTCATCAACAAACGCTGTAACAATTTCACCAACAGCGCCAATTATTCCAGAAATTAAACTCTCCAAAATATCAGGTAGATTCTCTAAGATTGAAACTATTATTTTTGGTATAGCTCTAAATATTGACCTAAATAATTCTGGCAATTTTTGGAAAAACATTTCTATAAATTTAGGAAGTGCTTCAAGTAGAGAATCAATAATATCAGGTAATCTATCGATAATAGCAATTATTCCATCGAATATAGCTGATAATAATTTTGGCAATTCAGCACCAACTTTTTTAATCATTTCAGGTAACATATCAACAATTGTTTTAACTAAAATAGGTAATGATTTAGCTATGTTATCAACTATTTTCGGCAAGGCATCGAATAATTTTTTAAACACTTCTGGTAATCTTTGAATTAATTTAGTTACCATTTGCGGAAATTTATCAAGCAAACTAGAAATTACAGAATCAAATCTATCTAATATTTTCATCAAATTTTCAGGTAAATTATTTATAGTTTCTAAAATGCTTGCCATAAAATCTAATGGCTTACCAGTTAATACAGCATTTAATGCAGCACCAGCCGTTTGCAGTGTCGATGAAATTAATGAAGTACCAGATGTAAAAGCCAATCCAATTTTTTCAACAACGGTAAGTTGATTGTTTAAAAATATTTCTGAACCTAGTTTGATACTATCTTTTATTCCAGTGAAATTAGTTTCACCGGTAGATAATCCCTCATACAAATCCTTAATAGGAGTAATGAACGTCTTATCAAAAATATTGTAAGCAAACTTAGCGGCATCTAAAATATAAGATGATATCTCACTAAAACCTTTTCTTGAACCAATATTAATAGCATCAGAAATTTGCATTGAAAATTCAAGCGCTGATTTGTACATCTCTTTATTTAAATCATTCTTACCAACTATAATATCAACACGTCTGCTTATTACTTCATCTATAGTAATTAAAGACTTATCTTTTTCACCTTTTTGTTTTATCAAATCTTTTTGTTGTTGTAATAATCTCATAGATTCAACGCTAAGTTTATTATCTAACATTTTAATATCAATTTGATCTAATAATAATTGATTTTCAACATCAATTATATCAATCTTAGCTAATTGATCTTTATTCATATCAATTATCATCTTCTTATTTTCAACTAGAATTTCTGTAGATGCTTTTTGCTGTTCCAATAAAGCTTTATTTTTTTCTAAATCAGAATTCTTATTTACTAATGATTCAACTAAATCTAGTTCTTTTTTTCTTTCATTATTTAAAATTCCTTTATCTCTTAAAATTTTTCTATTATCTTCAATTTCTTTTAAACGTAATTCCCTAACTCCTTCAATAGAAGATATTTGATCTAAATTTTCTTTTTTAATAGATTCTAATAAGTTTTCTTTACTGTTTTTTATCTTATTATAATCTTCTAAAGCTTTTTTATTCTGTTCTGATTCAACTTCAGCTAAACCTGAATTTACAATATTTTTTCTTGCTTCATTAATATCATCTTGTTGTTTTTTTGTAAGACTTCCAAGAGTTTTTAAATTATTAATTTGTTCATCGAACAAACGTAACTTTTCTTTATTCTCTAATTTTATAGATTCTACAACTTTTTCTGATTTCTTTAATTCCTCTATCCTTGCTTTTAAAGAATCTTCTCGTATCTTTTTTATTGTATCATTTGAAAGTTTTTCAACTTCCATATTTGCTTTTATCAATTCTTTTTGCGCTTCGGCAATACCTTTAGCTTTATCTTCAATTTCTAAATTTTCTTGTCTTGCTTTAGTTAAATTTCTTATTGCTTCTTCTTGCTTTTCTAAAGCCTGTTTGAATTCATTACCAGTAATTTTTAATCTCTCAGATTCTTCATTAAAATCTTTCATTTGAAATGAAACTAATTTTTCTAATGTGTCACTATATTTTTTAGCGTTTTTATCTGCCACACTCATTTGAGTTGCTGCATATGCTGTTTTTCCACCGAGTAGCGTAACTTCATCAGAAGCCTTAGACATAAATTTAGATAATTGTATTATTTTATCTCTTGCATCTTCAGCTTTATTATTCCACTCTTCTTGTTCTTTTTCATCCGTTGATAAAACACCTCTTAAAAAAGAATAGGCACTAGATAATGAATAAATACCAGCAACAAAACCACCTACAATTATTTTTGTAATACCTAAAATATTTTGTGTAAGTTCCATAAAAATATTACTAATAGAACTTAAAGAAGATACATTTTTATCTAATGAACTAAATAAACCTATAAATTCTTTCTTTAAGTTATCTATACCTTCTCTTACAAAATCAACTTGTTCATAAAGTTGTTTCATAGCTTCTATTACAGCTATTATAGAACCAACAATAATAGCTACTTTCCAAAACAAAGGGTTTGATAATACTGCTATTGTAGTACTCCAAATAACCTTAGAGAATGAAATTAGTGCTAATTTAGCTTGATTTAATAATGCAGTAAAAGCAACTAATGAAAGTGACATTGCGCCTTTTAAAATATTCCCTAAGTTTATTAATAATTCTTTGCTTCCAGTCATTGCTATTGTTTGAACATTTAAAGAATTAGCAACAAATAAAATTGAACGACCTAAAGCCGTGTTACTTATTACTGTAGAAGCAGCATAAGCATTAAATAACTTCATTACTGTTGTAGCAGCTAAAATATAAGTACCGAATTTAATAACAACACCAATAACTGGAAGAAAAAATGATAATAAATCCTGAACGCTACCAGCAACAATATAAAAACTATTAGGAAGTTTATTTAAAATTTCAAATAGTTTTGTTTTTGCTGCTATTAAATTTTCTGCAATAAATGCCATTGTACCCATTTTAACTTGAACATTAACAACAGCACGTTCATATTTAGCTGTTGCTCCTGCAATTGTATTTAATTCATTTGTAGCAGCTCCAATAATTGAACTAGTTTCTTTCATTATCAAATCATATTTAACTAACGCTTGTTCTTGTTTAGTTAGTTTATCAGAAGATTTTCCCATCATTAAAAATAAATCAGAATGAGCATTTGCAGCATCGTTAACACTAATACCTAAGTTTACAAATGATTGAGTTTGTCCAGCTAATGCATTTGTTATCATGTTTGCTGAATCAACAACATCCATTGAATAAGAACTAGCAATATCACCTGATTTAGTTATCAAGTTAGATATTTGTTCTGTTGTTAAACCAAATCTAGCACCTTCTGAAATAATCATTTTCATAGATTTAGCAATATCAACAGTAGCAAATTTAGTTGTATCTTGCATTTCTACTAATTTTTTATTCCACATTTCTAAACCACCAGTTGTAGCTTCTCCTAAATCACGAGTTAAACCATTTATAACAAATTGAAACTGTGACATTACGTTTTGTGATTTAGTAAATTTTTCTTCAAACTTAGTCATTGATTCATCTAGCATTTTACCTATTGAAGCTAATCCATCACCAATAGTCCTAAGCGTAATGTTTAAAACTGCACCAATAGCAAAACCAGTTAATGCAGAATTTCTAAAAATATTTCCTATAAATTGTGTAAATTTATCATCAGATGAACTTAAATAATTTCCTAATAAAGAAAATCCAGAAGATAATTCAACCAGCATAATCATTAATTTAGATATTGCTGGTGAAGTTTCGTATAAAGTTTTACTAAATGTTTTAAAAATATCTACGTATATATTAAAACTGCTTATCCAGTTATTTATTAAATTATTACCGTATTCTGTAGTTTTAGCGAATCTATATAGAAAACCTGTTGCAGTACCTATAACAGCAGCTATTCCAATTGTTTTTAACATTGAAATCGCACTAACATACAATCTAGAAGCATTTGCTGCTTGCTCTAATCTACTTGTTAATGATTCTTGTTTATCTTTCATATCTTGCAATTGAATAGATGCATTTCTGCTTGAATCTGATATCATCATTAATTGTTTCGATACATTATCAAAACCTTTAATTTCAGAACCAGCAGATAAAACAGCAAAAATATTTGAAATGTTTTTAGCGTTTTCAGGTGTAACTAAGGTATTTAATGCTTGAGCAGTCATTGTAATATTAGTAGTTACTTGTATAAATGATTTTGCATAGTCAAATACGCTTTTTGTTGCAGAAACCATTGTTCCAGATAAATCAACTATAGAATTTTTCAAATATTCAACAGAAGCGCTAGTGTCTCCCATATACATCCTAGCTTTTAAAGATGTATCGCCAAAATCACCAGTTAAAGAACTTCTTAAATCAGAAGATTTTTTAGAAAGTGAATTAATAGCTAGTGAAACTTTATAAATACCACTAGATAATTGATCAAATCCCCTTAATTTTGTCATTGCAGCGAATATAGCAAATAAGTCAGAAGTTCTTTTTAGTGTTTCAGGTTTTGTTAATCTATCTAATTCAATCACTAAATTAGTTATTAATTTAGTAAAGTTTCCAATACCAGAAATACTAAAATTCATTTGATTAGAAAACTTTTGAATTGAAGTAGATGATTGCAATACTGATTCATCAAACTTATGTATCGCTTTGTAAGTAGATTCATAAGCTTCTTTAGTAGATTTTATTGCTTCTTTATTACTTATATACTCTTTTACTGCTTGTTTTATTGATTGAATAGATTTATCGTATACTTCTATTAAATCGCTTATAGATTGACTTATAGCATCTAGGCTATTACTCATATTGTTTTTAGCTTCTAGATTTATATTAAAATCCATAGTTTTGCTAACTGCCATAAATCAACCTTTATTATCTTTTTTTGCCAAAAATAGATTCTAAAATCATCCTAGAAAAATCACTAACATCTAACCAAACACTGTTATAATTTCTTCTTTTCCATCTCTGAACAAACATCGGAAATATTTCCCTAAAAGTTTCTTCTTGATCTAAAAAACCACCATAGTTAGGCATTATTCCAGTTTCATAAGCAACAATACACAAGTCAAATAAATCTATTATTTCTTCATACCAAGTTGCTTTACCAACACAAAATGTATATCTATAACTCAACTTGTCTATCGGTCTTTCGGCGTGATTATTAAAACCATCTTGCTCACATTTACGAGTAATAAAATTCTTAGTATTTTTTATGCAATTATTACAATCGTAAGTAACTTTTATTTTGTCATCAGCAAAATGTAAATCAATAAGCGCCAATATTAGTTTTTTGCGTTTTGTTTAGATTCACTTGTAGTTAATGTTGTATACATAGAAAAAATTTCAGAAGCTATTCCTGTATTATCAAGAATAACCATTAATTCATCATGTACATAACCTTGAGAATCTTTTTTGAAAACTATTTTTTCTTCAGGATTTAAATAATTTGGGTTTTGAATATCTTTAAGAACGTACTTAACAACTCTGTATGTCCAAGAACCTAAAGAAATATTAGGTTTACCATCTGAATCAACACCACTAAGCATTGAGTTTTTAATGTTTGCTAATTCATTTGCTTTTAATTGAAAGTTACAAATAAATTTAGTTGGTTCTTTATCTGCTAAAAAAACAAGATGAATTACATCACCTGTTTTTTCATATTCTTCAATATTACTTCTCTCTAAATCTAAAGCATCATCATTTTTAGAAATAAATTCAATACAAGATAAATTTCTTTTCTTTTCTAACTTAATAGCCATTTTTTAATCTCCATTTAAATATTATGTTTACAAAATCATATCATAAAAGAAAATGCCTTGCTAGTTTGAACTAGTAAGGCATGGGCTTGAAAACATTGTATCAAATATCTAGGAGACTATTTAAATTCTACCAGAATTGCATCATTTGCACCAGCAGCTGACTGGTATAAAATACCCTCTAAAGTAACAGGTGTTACTCCATTTTCTGGAACTTCAAGGGATGGTACGCTAGGAATCCATTTTGGAGCGGTTATCTTTAAGTGTCTACCAGAAACATCACCGATAATAATTTCTGGACTGAAACCAGCAAAATTTGCAGCCTGAACAACTTCAGCAAAATTTTCATTCGACAAGTCAAATGTTACTGTTAAAGTTATTGTCATTCTATTCGCAGCAGCATAACCCAAGTTGGTTTCTGAACCGAAGCAGTTGTCAAAATCTGTATGATCGTTAACAAAAGCTAACTGAATATTAGTTGCACAAATAGCCGATGATGTTTGATTCAATTTTATACTACCCACTAAGTCAGTAAAAATTGCATCACGTCCAGTTGAGCTAAATGCTGCTGGATTCCAAGGAACAACAAAAGAATTATCTGCAATTGAAACAGATGCATTCAATGTTAACTTGTGAGTTAGTAAATCAATGTTGCTAATTAATAAAGAACCATCTTGACCGTACAAAACTGTTCTACCATCGATATCAACAAGCATAACTGGTGCGCCAACGTCATAGCGTTTTGCTTCTCCCGAGTTTAGAATAACATCAGCACTAGCAACAACAGCACCGTTTACTTGAGATAAGCCAGCGATTGTTCTTTTTGCGCCTTTTCCTGACCATTCTTCTGTACCAGCAGCATCACCCGCTTGGGTTAAAGTCATGTCTCTAGTGTAAAGACCTGTGAAGTATTCTCCAAAAATTGTTGAACATCTAACAAGAGAGGCGAAAGTGTTAGGAATACCTTGCTTGTATTGAATAGAGCTACCAGTTACAACTTCAGTTCCTAATAATTGTTCCCATAAAAGACGAACTGCTTTATCAATTGAATCACCGGCTGAACCAAACATATTGATATAAGTAGCAAAGCTCCATTCAGCCATTTTTTTCTTTTTGACAATACCTGTATGACTTCTTCCGGAACGATGTGCATTAGATTCAACATCTTGCTTGTATGTAGCGTTTCCAGTTGTATACAACAAGAAATCTTCGTCATTAGTACCTACTGTTTCAGTTCCAGTATTAGCAGTTCCTAAATCTAAATCATCTGCAATATTTAAAGTAAGTCCATTTGTTACAACAACGCTTGAAGTTATACCTGTTTTTTGTGAACAAATAATATAATGATCAACAACAAATTCAACCCAAACTCTACCGTCTTGACCAGCTGCAATTAATGCAGTATTAATTTTAGATTCTAATTCAGCAGCGATTAAGTTACCTGTTGTTTTACCAGCGTTTGATAATGTAACGTTAACAATAGCACCACCGTCAACAGATACTCTTAAATTTGTATCTGTTAATGCAGAAATATCTGTAATAGCAGTATTAGCACTAGTAGACTTACCTTGTGTTCCAATTGTCGGAGCATTAAAAACTCTTGGAGTTAATTCTTTTTTTAAGAAAACAGCAGAATCAATACCTAAGTTAATTCCGTTTCTATCAGAATTGTAAATTGATGCATAATCTATTCTCGATCTAAATTTCATATTTTTATTTCCTTTATGAATGTAAAAATTCAAGCGGCCTATTAAGACCGCCTTAATTATTTATTTTCTGTACTGAATAACAGAGTATCCATTACTTGCGGCTTGACCTTCAACTTTCATTAGTTTTAATAAAGCGTTTGTGCAGTTAGGACATTTAAAGCACTGACCTAAACCTAATACTACACCATCGGTAGAAACATCAGCAGCTTGACCAACGGCTAGAAATGTACTTGTATTTACAGCATCATTGCAAATTTCCCAACCTATTACATCAGTTGAAACAGTAGGAATTGCAGCAGCTGTTGTTGTTCCTACCGTGGTATGATAGTTACTAACTCTAGTCACGCGGTCTGGAAAAATTACAGATTGAGCGAAAAGATTACAAGAAATAAAACCAACAATTAACAATAAAACTTTCTTAAACATCAACATAAAAAACCTTTCATAAAGAAAATAAATTTGTACGATACTCAATTTTAAAAGTGAGTTCGTAAACACGATTAGCCTCTATCATATTCAAATCAGGATCAATTGACAATGGTTCAATGCGAACTAACTTTGAATGAAGTGATCTAAATTGATCATTAACTTGTGCAGTAGATGAATTAGCATAAATGCATTTAAAAACATCTCTAACATAATCATCCATTTGAAAATCAGAAGCTTTGCCTTCAGCCCAAATTTGAATTCTTATAGTCCAGTCACCAATTACACAAGAGTTTTGCATTTTAGGATTGTCAGAATCAGAAAGCAAAAATAAACAAGGTAATTGATGTGATAATAATTGAATACCCATAGGTATTTTATCGTAATAAACTTTTTTCAAATTAAGATCATAACCATTTGCAGATGTAATTGTAACAAGTCTATCAGCTATTGCTTGCATTATTTCAGAACGAGTTGACATTACTCACCTAAAAATTTCTGGTAATAATCACCGTAATTATCAAAAGCATCTTCCATAGCTGGTGCTAAGTAAGGTCTTGCTGGCATTTGAACTTTATCGACTAGCATAAATAAAGGTATTATTTTAGCTCTTTCGTTTTTCTTTCTATTTTTATTTAACACCTTACCAGCTACTTTATCATTTAAAAAATAATCTCTAGGATTACCTTTTTTCAAAGCCATGAATTCCATAGGTGTCATTTTTTTAGAATTTACATATCTAGGAATCCAAAGATGTTTAGCGTTTTTAGGTGTGATAGTTCCACCAAATTCATGGATAGCACCGTAAGGAATATTCTTAACACCTAACTGACCTGTCATTGTTTTACCTTCCATTTTGTAGTTAACATAAACGGAATTTAATAAACCACCTGACAATCTTCTACCATTTCTACCAGTAAAGTTTTTTGTAATATTTCTTTTTGCAAAAGCTTCTGATAATTGCAGACAAGCAACCATTGCTTTGAATTGTGCTTTTTCATTCTTATCAGTTAATTCTACAACATATTCTTTTAAAGCATTTATATCGTTCATTAGTAGTTCCTTTGCGACATAGAAATATTCGGGAACTCGTAACTACTACGATAGCTTTGCAACTTAGAAATTATTTGTTTAGGAAGTCCACTTATAGAATCCCATGAAGCGCCAAGGCTTTCGCTTTCGCCTTCTTTTGATCTACTTGATACGTTTTCAGTATTAGATTCATATCGCTGTAATTCTGCTTTAACAGCTTGATAAACGCACATTTTAACGTCTGCTGGAACAGTAGAATAACCATAGGTATAATCTATTTTCACGGAAGATCTATAAAAAGGTGTAGTATTTATCTTTAAAATTATAGAGCTTTCGTCAAAATAATAATCATTAGTAGCTAATGTTAAACCACCGCTGTTATCTATTCCGTTTCCTATTACTACCTGTTGAACAGATAGAACAGGAAAATTTTTTGGAACAATAATATCACTTAAAACACCGTCTAAAACTTCATTAGTAACAACTTTTGTTGAAAAATCTGATTCGCAGTAATTTATAATACTTTGCTCAACAGAATCTTTAAACATCGTGATAATAGCATCCTTGCTAGTATCACTTAGTGATATTCCTAAAAAAGTTTTAATATCGTTCATTGTCGTAAGTGACATTTTTTATTTAGTCCTGACTTTTCCTTTAGTTTTTCCAGCCATATCTCTGTTTGGAGCTTTAAATTGAGTATCTTCTTTTTGCTCAATTTCAGCAGCAACAGTATTGCTAGGAGCAAATTTAGAAGCTTGCGCTAATTCAAAAGAACCAGAAGCCAATTGAGACTTATCAATATTTCCAACATGAACTAATTTAGAACCGAAATTCTTTTTTAATTCATCTCCAATTTGATCATTAACAATTAAAACTTGTCCATGATGAACAACAATACCACCAAGCTGAGATATTGGCATATTAAGCATTTGATCACAATTATAAATTCTGCAAAGCATAATAAAACTTTCTAAAAAGTTACCCTATATTTCAAGGGTAAATTAAATTTATCTTGCGATGTTGATAGCCATTGCTACAGATTTTTCTTTTGCAGATTGTGGGTTACCAGCAAAAGTGTGTCTTGTTTTGGCTGTCATGCTCATTTGATCAGTATTTGCAGCAGTTGGCGCAGCCCATACACGAGTTGCTTGGCGAGTGTAGCAAGCAAAACGAGACTTCTTAACAAGTAAAATACTAGTTAAAGTCTGGCCAGATTGGTAAACACCAGAAGCGTTTAAATCTGTTCTCATGAATGCAGATGAAAGCGGGCTAATACCGAAAATTGGAGGACATTTTCCGCTAACATTACTAGCAACAGAACCGTAAGTGAATGCTGTAAAGAGTTCTGGAATTGCACCAGTGATAACTTTTGTTTCGATGATATTCGGAACGATGTACATTAAATCGCTCTTATCAGTACCTGCTTCATCGAATGATTCAAGGAGTTTTGCGAAAGTTGTTTTAGAAACGCTATCGCCTTGGTTGTCGATAACAACACCGTTTGCAGTGTTTGCAAATGCTCTTTTTCTAAGACCATCAAAAGACTTAGAGAATGTTGCATTTAATGCTAATGCTCTAGTATCAGTATCTTGATGACCATCACCACGAATCGAAGTTAATATAGTTGTATCACCGTTGATGATTGATTTTTCAAACGCTCTAGCAGTACCGATTAAAACATTTCTTCTATATCTTTCGATATATGCTGGTGCGCTATCTGCAATTAAATCTTCAGTAATCTTAGAATGAACTACGTTGTTACGTGCTGTAATAGGATACTTAGCAGCAGTAGTATATTGTGGTGTAAATGTAGCATCATCAGTTTCTTCTACACCTTCCATAAATCCTAAGTCTCCAGCTACTTCCATGCTGGTGGCTTCCATAGGCAACATGTCAAATTGATTTGCCAACAAATAAGGGATTTCAAATTCTTCAAAATAAAATCTTGCTTGAACTGTAGGTATCCAGTTTACAAAATCAGTTACGTTGTAAGCCTTTAACATAGGTGCAACCATATCTTTAAAGATAGGAGTTGACATGATTTGTTCTGGTGAAACATTAGCTGTTTTGTAAATATAACCGGCTTGAATTTCAGCATCAGAAACTAATTTCTTAAGATTGAATAATCTCAAACGAACATCATCAGGTAATTTACCTACAGAAGCTTTAGAACCAAAGTTCAAAGGCATTGCAGCAGATGTTTTCCCTTGAGCATTTTCATCGATTCTATGTCCGATAACAGATTGCAAACCTTTGATACCAAAAGCAGACAAAATTTCTAAGTCTTTTTCAAATACAGGCTTACCAATTTGTGCTGGTGCTGTCTTATTATCTACTACATCGCTTGTTTTACCTTTTTGTTCCTTATTTACTTGCTCTAAAATAGAAGCAATAGGATCTTTTTGTTCTGACATAATTTAAACCCTTTTAAAAATTTGTTTTAAATGAAATGAAACAGCTATTAACAAATGCTGAAACGATACTACTTACTTAATTTATCCCAAACCATAGCAATTACTTTGCTTACATCTGCAAATTTTGTTTCTAACACAGACAATCTTTTTGCAGCATCATCTTCATCAGGTTCACCGTCACTAGGTTTTTTTGCTTTTTCATCCATTTTTTTCAAAAGTGATTGTGTGCTTTCTGATACTGTTTTCATATCAGTAGATAATCCGCTAAGGATTGTTTTAATTTCATCTAATACAGTTTTTACCGCATTATCTTCACTTGTTTTTTTGTCTGACATTTCATCTATTCCTTTGTTAGTAGTATTTTTATTTTCTCCTTCAGTGTGATTTTTTCCATTATCAACCACGCTAAAAGTTGAATCCTGATTACAAGGAACGCCTACGATAGATAATTCTAGCAGTTCCCATTTTAAAATAATGAGAGGTTCAATCATGGAACCTTCATCATTGTATGTTGGTCTTTGAATTTCTTTTGGAATAAATCCTATCGAAACAGTTTTCAAAATACCTTGTTTAACAAGGCTTCTAACTTCTTCTTGCATTTCAGTTAGATCGGCTTTTGTTGGATCACCAACCCAAGCTTCAAACTCAACACCTTCGTTAGTTTGTTCTAATCTTGTTACTTGTCCGATTGGGTGGTAATAACTATGATGTGCTAATAAAATAGGGTTTTTAAGAAAGTCTGTAGAATCTAAACCGCGGGGATCAACACGTTCTTTCACACGATCGACTACATTAGCATTAGCCATACCTGAAATGTAAACTTTTCCATTTGGTTTTTCATTTCCACTAGCAGCAGCATCTTTATTTACAACTTTTAGATAGCCGACAGTAAATAGCTTATCGGTATCATTAGGATTAACAAGTTTAAGCGTTCCTTGCTTTGTAGATTGCCATTTTTTACCATCGTTCAAGTCGATAGAAAAACCTAATGATTGATTCAAATACTTTTGTTTCATTTTTACGCCTATTGTGTTTACAAAATTTTACGATAAAATTTAAACCTTGTCTAGTATGATATCAGCATGTGACTTAGCATCTTTTGGAATGACTGAAACCATTGAGCAGCGGCAATTAATTACCTCGTCCGCTGGTGCAGAGTTGTCCCTAGGGTAGCTCAAAACACCGCCAAACTTATAATCACTATCGACAACACCTAGTTGTTCAAACCCAAAATGATTATCTCTAGCATCAGGATTACTTCCAGCATCTCCAACGTGAAACCATTGTTTTTTGACATCATCGAAAACTTCTTTAAGAACATCGTGATTCCACTTCATACCTTGAGAAACAGAAGTGAGTATTTCTGTCCTAGTAATCGTGTTCGATTGTCCTTTGTATTTTTCTTTGTAATTTTCTCGAATAGTCGCTGCAATTTGATCTTGAGTTTTTCCATCCTCAACACCATTTGCGATGATATCCATAATCCTAGAAGTAGTTGTTTTGTTAAACTTATAAAAGTTTTCCACAGACCTTTTCAACAGCTGAGTTTTTTGTCCGTCTAACTGTTCTTCTCTCAAAGCATCAATAGCTTGCTGATCACGTGCATTAAAAGTTGCTTTGTTCGATATCGTATCACGTAATTGTTTAGCTTGACCTTCTGCTAAACTAAAACCTCGCTGCAATGCGACAACTAAAATTCTTTCAACAGACCTAATATATTTTTCTGCAAATTTTTTCTCTAAGGTATTTAAAACACTAAGAATATTCATTTCTTTTCTAAGCGCATTTTCAACAATTGCTAAAATATAATCTGTTAAATCTTCTATTTTTGATGAATACATCGGAGAAAGCTTTTGCTCTAGTTGATCTTGATCACCAACAACACCTTGTTTTGCGCTCAAAACAATTACTTGATCTTCAATCGGTTGATCAACAACGGTTCCAGCATCTAATTGTAATGAGTTTTGTATCGGAGTTGGTGAAGCAGAAACTTCCGAAACAAATTTTTGACCAGCATTATTTGGTAGAGGTTTTTCTTTGTAAATTTTTTCTCTAATTTCATCAATCCAAAAGAAAGGCTGCATTGATTTAGCTTTATCGCCTTTTGTAATCATACTGCCAGCAATTGCTTCAATTGCATCAAAATCAGGAACTATTTTAACTTTTCCCTTATAGATAACTCTAACTAAATAGGAATTATTCCAACATGCAGCCTTGAAATTTGCAATTGGTTTAATCGTATTTTCCCAATAGTCTTTATCTTGTGTTTCTGAAGTCGCTCTGTTTACATCAGTTGTGATACCAACTTTTGCTGGAGGCACACCGAGACAAGCTAAAATAGATAATCTGTTCTCTCGCAAGGTTTCCAAGTATTGCATCTCTGACATTTTCATGCCTGATTGAACCCACTTAGCACCCTTGGGCAAAAAGATAGTTCTCCACCAATTTCTACGACCTGTGTAAACCGCTTCAAACGTTCTCATTAAACGCTGCATTCTAGTTTTATTTACTTCATCAGTAGTTTCAATAATACCAGCGTTTGTTGCACCCCTTAAGTAGAATGCCATTTCAAATTCATTTTTGTATCGATCTAAAAGAATAGGTCTACTTGCAGCAGTGTATAAACTAAGTCCGTAATACATGTTGTAAGGATTTGGGAATTTAAAATGAACTACTTGCTGCCAAGGAAATCTTCTATAACTTTTTCCAGAACCAACGCACAAATATTGTGGCATTTGAGTTTGTTCATTTATATCGATAGTGCACATTTCACAAGGTACAACTATACTCGATCTATATTTTTCATCAAAAATAATGTATGCATTGCCGCCTAATAGGAAATCGATATCGCATTTCCATTGCTGCATTAGTTCACCGTCTAGAACATTCGCAGATTTTAATTGATCATTTAGCGGGTGATTTGGTAAATCTTCATCTGTAGCAGAAACTACTTTCATTGGTAGTGATGATAAACTTTTTGCTATTAAATTTGTTGTTGCTGCAATCCAAGGTTCTTTTGCGTATGTTGTTTTTATTCTAGCCGATGTTGCTATAATATTAAACTCAGATTGAAAGTAATTACCTTCCTGATTATTTTCTGCATACTGAAAAAAACTAGAATCATCCAATTGCTTTTGAATTGCATTGCCAATTCTAAGCTGCATTGCCTCATCGCCTTGGCCTTCTGCTAGATCAAAAAGTTCTTCCTTTTTCACATCAGGCAAAGCAATAATTGTTTTTCTTCTAAACGGATTTAGATTCATTTTTTGTAACCTTTTGAATTTTGTTAATGATAAACTTGTAAACAAAATAAATCAACATGTTTGACAAAACGATTAAAATAATATTCAATGCAAAAATCTCGCAGTCAAAAAAATTTATTAATTCTTATTTTTTTTGGGTGTACTCTGCGAGATGTTTTTTAGTCAAAAACATCATCAAAAACTTCATCATCTTCTTCTTCAAAAGATTCATCATCTTCAAAATCATCTTCACCAGAAAAAATTCTAGCTGCTTCCGAAAATTCTAAATCTTGATTTTCTTCTGCATAATCTAACGCTTCATCTATCGCTTGATTATCAACACTATCTCGCATGTTATAACCACCTGAAATTGCTAGTATTGCAGCCATAACAACATCATCATGATCACCATCAGGAGCGCAGTAACTAAATAATCCAGACTTAGTAACTTTAACTGTTAACGCTGTAAATTCGTGGGCAATACGCTCAATTCGTGGTGCTTTGTGCCAACCGGAATCTAGTGCCATGGTTGTAATTGTAACCATTTCTTGTTTAGAGGCTTGAGAGAAAACAACACCTGTTATAGAAGCATCTATATCTTCTTCTGACAGTAAATCTTCTATCGCACTACCGACACCAGTTTTATCATATCTAAGCATCTTGTCTGATTCATTAAAATACTTCTCAAAATATGATTTCAATCTCTTAACTTGATCAGTATATTTTACTTTTCTGAAACGATAATAACCTATTAATTCTCCGTCTAAACTAATCGTGTAGAATACCGAGTAGTCAACATGCTTTGCAATATCCCATCCTGTGATACTTTCTTTTTTTCTTTTTTCTTTATCAGGATTAATCCAAAATACTGTTTCAGGATTACATTTTAATTGATCATCAAACATATTTTCGATATCACCGAATACGCTTGATGTAGATGTAAACTTACCTAGGTAATACTGATCAAATAAATGCTTTGGCATTATCTTTCGAGCTTGTTCAACTATTTCTCTTTTTACAAAAGGAGAATCTACAGAACGTAGTGTTAAATGACAAAAGAAAGGGTCACCATTTACAGCCTTTAGATATAGTTCATAATACCACGTAAAACCCCTAGGAGAACCTGTAATGATTCCTATTCCACCAGTTTGAGAAATTGTTGTAAACAAAGAAAACCAAAGCTGTTGCTCTAGTTTTGAAGTTTCATCAACAACAAATCTATCTACCGCCTCACCTTCGATTGTTGCCTCGGCATCTTTACCGTGTAGAAATTTAATAAATGTACCATTTGGCAATGTTATTTCTAGCCGTGATTCGACTATTTTTATTCCTTTAACATTAGGTAACATGTATTTTATATAACGAAATCCTACTTTAGATTTCATGTAGCTGGGAGCTATCCAAACACAATAAAGATTAGGATACATCATAGCTTCTATTGCAAGCCATAATGCTGAACCAAAAGATTTACCAACTTTAACACCACAAGGAGCAACAAGAACCTGTGCGATCGGGTTTTTTTCTTTCCAGAAAACTAATTCTTTTTGTTTTTCGTGTGGTGTAGGAAGTCTAACGACAACATTTGACATGAAACCACTACGCTATTTCTCTAGGTCTAAGTGTTTTAAATCTACCGTTATCAGACATTTCAACAGTAAAAATTGTTTTATCAGGTATTACAGTCTCAGATTTTCCGATCAATCTGTCAAGAATAAATCCCATTCTATTGATACAAGCCTCATCTCTTGCACGCAACAAAATACCAGACATAATAGCACTAAGCATATCGGTTTCTTTATTTAAATATATCTGCTCAACTTCTTTTCTAGATTTACTAAGCAATCCTGAAACGTGTGCGGTAAATTCAGATTGATTAAATACTACTTCTGTTTGTTGCTTCTTGATTATTTTTGGCTTCATCGAAAAGACTTTCAACTAGAGTTCTTAAAAATTCATTTCTATTTAATCCTGTTGATTTACAATACTCATCAATTTTTTCTAATTGTGTTATCGTAACTCTACAACTCAATGTTTTTGTTTCTGGTTTTCTTCTCTTTTTCGTTTGCTGCTGGTTCATTTGCTATTCGCCCATGTGCGTAGTCTGTGATAAATTTAACGATGATTTCATGTAGTAATAATAATTCACGCTGTTTTGCTCTATTAACAAATCTATGATTATTGTTAAACCACCACATTTCATAATGACCGTGGCTTACTTCCGGTGATTCTTCAAAAAAATTCTTTGCAATTTCTAGCGCACTAGATGAAAGCGTTATGTATAGACTTCCATATGAAATAGAGCCTTTACCCCATTTTTCAAAAGATTTATTCAATATGGCACCACGAGCTTTTGACGTGTTCATTTATTATTCTCTCAAAAAGTTGTAGACATTTTTTTATTTCTGTTTACATTATGAGATAAATTAAATCATTTGTAAACAGGAAAAAATCAATATGCATAAACTGTTAGGTGATATTATAGATTATATAAGCGAAGACGCTTTTGTTAAAAAAGCAAATAAAATGTTCAGTCATGAAAATACCAAGCTGAAACTTTGTGAAGAAATGTCGGAACTAATCAAGCCAATCATCAAAATGCAATTAGGTTCAAAAACGAAAGAAAATTTATATAATTTCCATGAAGAACTAGCAGATGTAATTATTGTAATAACAAGAGTTTACAATCAATTACCAATGGAAGAAAAAATAGCAGTAGAAAAATTTGTAGAAATGAAAGTTGAAAGATTTAAAGAGATTACTTGCGCCAAAGAAAATCATTAGATTTTGGCATAAGCTTATTATATTCCTTAATTGCATCTAGAGAAATTTTGCTATCAGAACTATTAACAAGAAGCTTTAATCTCTTGATAGCTATATCATTTATTTCATAAAAAATTTCATCGCTTGTTTTAAGCAAATCTTCTTTTGCTATAATAAAAAATTCATCTTCACAAGATTTCTCTACTAAATCAACATCAACACCTAGTTTTTTTGCTAGTGATTTATGAGTAATCTTTTTATTTCTTTGCATCAAAGATAGTATTTTTTTCTGCAAATCATTCATGATTATGACTTTCAATAATATTTTCTATAATACTTTTTGCTACTGAATGTAAAATTTTTTCATCAAGTATACCAGCGTCAATTAATATAGTACATATTTTATATAACATGTCCTTATGTTCTTGCTTTAAATCTTTGAAATTTTCTACATGACACAACATTTTGTGCATATATTCTTTATCAATCTTTTTCATTATAAATCCAAGAATAAAAATTTTTAAGTTTTGTGTGGTATTAATAATCTAACATTAATTAAAATAATTCATTTTATTGTAATAAATTACGAAAATCTCATATTAATTTCCTATCTTTCTTATTTTTAAACCAATCCAAAAAACATAACTCAATAAGTTTCGACACGCTCAAATCTAACTCTTGCGCTTCTACTTGCATGATCGCATGTGTATTTTGATTTATATTAAAATTATGTCTAGTTTTTTTTACAGTCTTTTTTTTCATTTTATTTTTCCTAAAAAAACTTTATCTCTTTTCCGTACAAAAATCTTAAAGTTGTCTTTACATTTTCTTCATCACAATCGTATTTATGTTCTTTAAAAACAAAACGTTCATACCCTGTCATGATAATCATATCAAAAACAACACTATAACGCTCACACGTAAAGACTTCTCGTGTTGCTATTAATTCTAAACTACAAGCGTCTAGAATTTTTCCGTCTATATAATCAATTAAAAATGATGTTCTCATTCTACTAATTCCTTATCGTTACCTGAAATTTTTATTTTCGATGAGTCTTCAAAAATAAAAACAGTTGATTCTTCTTCAAAATCTTGATCAGTACTAACAGCGCATTTATCAGCTGTACTCATACATAGATGCATCTTTTCGATTTCAAAAATAACTTGTGCGATAGTCTTACTCATTTTCATTCTCCATTTTTTATTTCTAGTATCAAGAACTCTTGATACACAACTTATACATAACTATTCGTCATATTGTCAAGCTTTCTTTAGAAATTTTTTATTTGTCAATGATTTCAATGTGATCCAAAGATATGTCATAGAAAGCAGTTTAAACAAAAGCTTTCTATGACATTTTTAAGTAGTTGTAAATACTATAATATTTGTTGAACTCAAATTTGAGTTAGAGTATAGAAAATTTTGTACGTAGCAATTGTTTCTATTATTAAATTCTAATTATTCAGTCAATTTCCTAAAGCAAATCCAGCGACCGTATTTATAACCACCATTAATACAACCAATACTTATCATGTAATAATATACCTTTCTAGCCTCTGATTCTGTATTTGCCATAAAAGCAATCGATGCATCTTTCTTAGAGTATTGCAGCCAAACTGAGTAATTTTTTGCTTCTGTTCCAGCTAAAAATAATTCTATTTTACTTAAAACATTTTCCACATCAACCCCAAAAACTAGCTAGATACCATTTAGGTTCTTTGTATTTCAATCCCATTAATTCGCAAAAATCTTTTAGCTTATTAATATCTTCTGTTTTTTTAAGTTCATCGAATTTTATAACTTCAGGATTTCCTCGAGTAGCAGAAATAAAAGAATCTGAAATACACACAAAATATTCAGGATATTCACGATGACAATGACTGTCTATAGTAATTCCTAATTCTTCTATTAAATCTTGTTTTCTTTTTAAAAAAACTTTCCAATTTTCTTCAGCATTTTTTCTTTCAATTCCTTCAGGAATTGCATACTCACCGTCATCATTCCATAGTCCGCTATCATCAACTAACCCAACCTTAGCAGCATATTTTTCTTCCCAATCGTTTTTTAATTCTTCAAAAGATTCATCATATTCATCAATTAAAATTCCAAAAAATAAATAAGCATTTGTACTAGTTCCCATTGTTTTTTACTCCGTATTTTAAAATAAATTGCTCTACAGTAAATCCTTTTCTTATATTATGTTTGACATTAGATTCACTCATTCCTATTAATTTAGCTATATCAGCATAACTATATTGATATCCATTGTATTCAAAAAGTCTTTTTGTAGAATTACTGTAGCATTTACTACTACAATAATTATTTTTATGATTCGTATATTTTTTTCTTCTGTATTTACTTTTACAATAGCAGCAAGTTTGTTCTATCACTTCTACTTTATTTCTCGTTTTTTTTGGTTTGAAATTCTTTATAGCATCTTCAATACCTATTCCATGTCGTTTAATTCTACCCATGATTGATGTATAGTTTAATTTAAGTTTTCGGCATAGAGCAACAGCGCTAACAGTTTTTCCTTCGTATTTATGATTGTATTTAATCTCTACTAAAAATAAACCCCAACATTTTTGAGAACAGAATTTTCTTTTTTCTTCACTTTTGTATTTAATATAAAATTCTTTATTACAGTAATTACAATATTTTGAAATCATCATCACCACACTTAAATAAATTTTTTTTATAAATACCATCATCAAAAACAAGAATAAACATAAACATTAAAGTAAAAAAAGGAATCGCAATAAAAAAATTCACTACAAAATTAAAAACGTATTTCATATATTTCCTTTTTCTATATTAGTTATAACCATTCCTAAGTTATCTTCAATTTCTTTTATCATCTTCTTGTTTTCTTTTGTTTCTTTTATTAAAGAAAAAAGATTAGTAATAAATACAATAAATAACACAGTTGCAAAATAATATTCTTTTTTATAAACATTATAAAAACAAAAAGGTAAACAAAATCCAACCTGATATGAGTTTATATTCATTGTCGATAAATTAGTTCTTATTTTAAATAAATTATTTCTTATTCCAAAATATAAAATAGTATTAACTTCACTAGATTCAAAGTTTTTCATTATTTTCTCCTTTAAAAACCAGCTAATTCTTCGATATTAGCAGTTCTTGAAAATGCTTTTTCAACTATAGAATCCTTTGTTTTTTGCTTGTATGGTCTAGCATTCCATAAAGGACAAGTCTTAATATCGCAGTTACCTACATTTTCTTTTGTATTCTCATAGCCAGCACATTCGCAGCATTTTGCTTTGATCATCATTCTTTTGTTAGTTGTTAATCCCAAAAAACATTTCAGCCAATTGGTTTGAAACTTTGGCGGAATGCTCTTATATCGAGCAATGGTTGTTTTATCGCTGCTTATTAAGAAGTCAAATTCTATTAATTTGAATTTCTCTTTTGCTTCTTTTTTGCTCAAATTTGTTAGGTGATTTGTTTTTTTTTCGATCATCTTAATTAATTTCTCCCTTTCCGATATTTCAATTTTTTATCGTCGATTTCTAAATGAAAGTCAATGTGTATTTTACGCTGGTATCACGCTATTATTAACTATGTTTTAGAGTTTAAAATTAACGCTACGCCAGTACAAAAAATTTTAAAACACTATTCTAGTTTTTTTCTATCCATCCAAAATTTAATTTTTAATTTTCAAACACCTAAAAATTTTGTGTCTCAAAAATCACAGACACAACCTCATTTTTGAAGTTGTAACTTGTTGATTTTATTAGACCACATTACTTGTGTCTCAGACACACTTTAATTTCAGGCACATTTTTAAACTCAACTTTTTTTAATCATTTCATCTACTTACTTTACTTGTGTCTATAAATATATAAATAAATATATATATAGATATATAGAGGGATTTAATTTTTTTTTTTTTTTTTTTT